ACGCGAAGGTTCCAAGGCACGGTTAGACCGCACACGTATGGATGATTGATTGGAACAATATGGTCAACGACGTGTTGTACGCCGGTCTCGGCCGTGAGGCGCTTGGCTTCGGCGTGTATGGGGTCGAGATGTTCGTTGGAAACCCACGGGGGGCGCGAGAGTATGCGCCCGCGAACGTAGGTGCGGCGAGGGTGTCTTTTGAGCCAATCGGGCTCAACCCCGCGAATCAGCCAAGGCCGAAGCGCGGGGGCGTAGAACTTTTGAAAGCTCAAGGCTTCGAGCGTGCGTTCATCATATCGACGACGGCTTGCGCGTCGGCGTCAGTGTAGAACATTCGGTGTTGCTGATGGCTCGGTAACTCAACCCCGCCACCATACGCAAACACTTTCCCGTTGGTGTTGTCCGTCATGTGTTTTACCCCGGCGAACTTCCCCAAGCTGTACCGTTTTCTCATACTGTAACCTCAATTGCCGCGATTGTTTCAACCCAAAATGCGGGGCCGTCGGGCATTAACGGGCTTTCCCGATGACCCCGGCCAAATACGCCCCATAATGGACCCGTCGAGAGTGTGTTCCACTCTTTAGCCCGATACACGAGCTTATGCTCGGGCACGTAAATCAACCAACACGGCTTGCCCTCGGCACCCGCGTTACGGTCGATGAAAACATACTTCACCGTACCGGCGTCGATAAGGTAGCTCGTACAACGACCGTCTATGACAGCCTCGGGAACCGGGAACGGTTTGTGTGGTTTGCTCATTGCTTTTCCCCTAACATCGACACCGACCAGAAGAAATGCCAACCCGTCTCGACTATGCGAATTTGCACAATGTCGAGTTCGGCGGCTGCATCACGGCAACGGGGGTCGTCTATTTCCTCAATCGTAGCCAGCATACCGACCGCGACAAGCCCCCGCGCTCTTTCCGGTACATCGGTAATCATTACGGTGTCGCCGGGCTTCACAATGCGCAGCCTTGGTTATGGTTGTTGATGACCGAGTGCAGCGAGAACGCAATCGAGACAGTATGCCATGCAATCCGCCCAACGTACCACGGGCCGACCGAACCGTCGTTCGCTTGGTCATGCTTTGCGACCTCATCATCGAGCCACGACGTAACCATGGTGTGAACCGTAGCAAGCGCGATGTTGGTTAGCAAGACGCGCGACGGGCTCGGATACTGCGACCCGTAGACTTTTACGGCGAGCGGGTCGGCCTCACGGTTGCAGCGTACAACCGTCGTGGGGTTACGGTCGCGCTTAAGGTGCATCGTTTGCGCCGTGTCTATTCCATCGAGCACAAGCCAAGCGCCCTCGGCCATGTTCGAGTTATATTGCTCGTTCTTCGGCTGCAAGGGTATAGGTAGCATTGCGCAACCCTGAAGCGATACGAGCACGAGTGCCAACGTCAGAATGACGGCGATACGAAACGGCCAACGTGCGAGGCGTACGAACTGCCACACGGTAGCGGCACCAACGAGACCCAAGAATATTGCAATGATATGCACCAACACGGCTCAACCCTCCGAAGGCACGGCGGCCTTTTCCATGGCAACGACGAACAAGGCGACATTGCCTCGGCGCATTTCGTTGCACGTTTGCGCGGTCCAAAATCCTGAAGCCTCGCCCACGGTTACGGCAGTCATCGAGGTTACGAACTCGATAATTGCCTTCAACGTCGGGTCGTTGTTACCGCGTATGTTGGCGGCGTCGATTTCCTCGGGGCTCATGGGTATTCAACTCCCAACGAGAGCCACTGCGCCGGGGTTACGGTCAACACCTTCTCCTTGTGGCGGCCCCATAGCGCCGGCTGCGCTTTCTCGCCATGCTTCGGGCAACGATGGTCGAGAATGATGTTCGCGCGAGTCTTCTCGAACGGCTCAAACCAACGTTCCTCGCAAGTCTTGCGCAACGTCTCGGGCGACTGGTCGCAGATACACGCACCCGAGCCCGGTTTGCCGCCGAAATGCTGTTTCAACTCGTCGATGAGCATTTCGTACGTCTTGCCCGTCTCGTTCACGCGTATCATATCGGCTACGAACCGGCCAATCGTCTCGGCGTCTTCGGGTTTCATGACGTGTAATACTCCCGCATGACGGCTTGTTGAAAATCGCTCAACAGTGTGTTGAGTTCGGCAACGCTGTAGGTCTTGGTGCCGGCTTCAAGATGCCGCTTGAACATCTCGTGAATCTTGCGGCGCACCTCGTCGGGGCTCATTTCAACACCCCCGCTTGACGGGCCGCGCCGTAGGCTTCGGCGTAGCGCTTGAAGTCGCGCTCGTGGGCGGCCTTGGCTTGCATGAGGTCGTGCGTTGACTTCGACAGCGCAATACAAGCCGAGACGTATTCCTCGCGAGCCTTGGCTTGTGCCGGTGTGTCTGGTGTGTCCATGATTCCCTCGTGTTAGCGTTCAAGGGTGCGGCAGTCGGCGACCCCGCACCATTCAACACTAGCCCCCGGTGCGCGGTTCCTGTACTTCGATACGGTCGCCAACCGACAGTACCCAACGTTGGCGAGACAGCGCGGCCATAACCTCGCGCTCGCATGACTCGGGGTCGTTGACGGTCAACTCGACCCTATCAAGCTCGCCGCTTGTCGCGTTGGCGAGAACTAAATCGACTTTCGTAGCCACGGTCTAACCTCCAATGAAAAAGCAACGGTCGGAAAACACAACTTGAGCCATCACACGGTCACGATGGAACTCGTAAGCGCTGTTGATGAACTTCAGCGCAACTCGCTTGGGAACCTCGACGTTGCCGCTAATGTACGCAACGCGATGTTTGCCGGGGTCAACCCCGTTTTGGTCGAGGGTTGGGGTATCCCATGAGGCGCGCACGAAGAACGTACGGCCGGTCGAACGCTTCACTAGCCGCATAAGCTCGGGCACTGTGACCTCGAACTTACGCAACGGGTCGGTGTCATCAGACCGCACGAGTACAGACTCACGAGGCAACTCGCGGCCCTTCGGTGTAAGTTTGTTACCCATGGCTCAAAACTCCAGTTCGAGCGGCGCGAGGCGCACGGGGTCCGAGTAGCCCATGAGGTCGAAAAACTCAATCTCGTAGGCGTTGGCGTCGGTCGGGCGCGGCGTGTTGTGCATCGCAAGCGCATCGACAACCGCGTCGCGTACATCGTCGCGGATGAACTCGCGCTCGGCCTCGGTGAAAATCGGTGTCATGAGCGCTTCTTCGTAGGCTTGCGCGATGACGTGGGTGGGATAGGCAAACATTGCTTGGTACTCCTGTCTTGCTTCACGCGCTCGACCGACCAAGGGCAGTCGATGAGGTCGGCCGAGCGCTTCTTGCTGTCTAGTGTGTTGTATGGGTCCATGTGGCGCATTATACTGACGGCTCGGTCAGTTTCCTAGATGCGCGTCACACTTTCACACGCCGGGGGCCGCTTTGATGCGAAGCCGCTCGGCTACCAACGTTTCGATATCCTGCACCAAGGGCGCGGCGGCCGGGAACACCTTCACCACCAACGCGCCATGCTTCGGCCGCCAGTGCGAAAGCTGCATCGGACCCCAATAGATGTTGTTCTGTTCCTCGGTCATGTTGCCGCCGACTCGGGCGTCAAGGCACAGTTTCTGTATCGCGTCGCGCTTCTTGTCGAACACCCGGTTTAACTTATCGAGGTCGTCTTTCCGTGCCTTCTTCGTGGTATAGCCGCCCTCGGCAATGACCGGCTTCGGGTTCATCGCGTTGCGAATTTCCTTCGAGGTCCAACGCAACTCGCGGTGAGCTTCCGCGCCCACGCGCTTGACGTACCAACCGATGAGACGGTCGCTACCCCATTGCGAGAACGCCGGGCGCATCAACTCGTACTCGTGCCCCTCGTGGGAGAACTTGAGACCTTGCGTAAGCGCGGTCTTAGTGAGTTCTTCGTTCGGGTACAGCGGTTGACCAAGGCGCGGGATAACATCGCGGTTCAAGAACTGTGCGTGACCTCGGAACCCGGCGGCGTTCATCTCAGCGTCGGCAATGGCCTCGTCGATACGCGCCTTACGCTCGTCGGGGGTCGCCTGAGCAATGGGCAACGCGTCATAGTCGCCCATGGTCTTGCGCTCGCCGCCGCCCCGTGTGCGTTCGACCTTCTCTTTCTTCGGATTCCAACGTTTGAACATCGACGGCACAAGCTCGCCGCTCTTGAGCTTACGGGCGTCTTCTTCGTGGCCCTCGGCGGCGCGTATGCAATTCGCGATGGTTTGACGGGTGTACGATACATCGTGCTCGGCGGGCGAGATACCGGCCGCGTTGCAGACGTACTGAAAAGCCCCGTATATGACCTTGTAGCCGTGTTTGGCTAACAGCTTCGTGTTGTTGTCAACAGCCTGGATAGAGCCGCAAGCTTGGCACGTGCCTCGGTGCGTGTGTGTCGTCTTCATGTTCAACCCCTTACCGTGTGTAGCGAATGAGGCCAGTATACTGACGCCTCGGTCAGTTTGCTAGACCTACGTCACACTTTCTCAGGGTGCCTCGATATGTGAAATGGGGAACAGCCGCACAGTGTCGGGGCTCGCGTATGGTTTCAAGGCCGTAGCGATACGTATAGCCGCGTTGAAACATGCCCGGCTTTGAATCGAGAACGTGCCCGAAGCGACGGCGTAATAGGCGTCTTCGGCCTCGGCGTAGGTGTAGACCACGAGCCGCCCCGTGTAGCGTTGGGCGACCTTATGAACGTGCGAGCGTGGGTCGCGTACGCTACGGCCGCCTAGCGAGTCTTCGTACGCGCCTTCCTCGGCCCCTACAAGTTGACTCAACACCTCTTTGCGTGCGTTGATAGTGATAGCCGAGGGCAACATACCATCGTAGTGAGCCCCGCGTATGTCGATTGCGACCGGCTTCCACTCAACCGTGCGCCAATGAGGCTCGAACTGAGCCCGCCGCATAATGGTGTAGTCGTTGCTCATGCTTCACCGTACAACAGTTCCGAGAAAGTGCCGCCGCAACGCATATCGTCGGCTTCCATTTCGAGGCGCGACTCGTCGTCAGTCTCGAAGGCGGCCGACCATGCGCCCGAGCGTTCGGGGTCGTGGCTCCAATCGGCGGCGTCTTGGTCGTCGCGGTTGGCCTCGCCCACGTCTTCGGCTTGATAGAGCGAGAGCATGGCAACGTATTCAAGGTATTCGTTCATCGTCTTACCCTTCGACCGTAGAAACTGAGGGCAGCTTACGCCTTGCAAGCTGCAATGTGTGTGAATGGCGTCTCAATCTTGGTTACGAGGGTCGCCCAAGGCGTACTTGCCCCGTTCTTCTATCTCAGTCATTGCGGCTTCAAGCTCGGACATATATTGCAAGCCACGGTCGGCGCGGTTCTTGCGTAGAAACTCGAAGATGCAATGTTGCAAGTAGACTCTAAGCGTTACCCGTTCGTCGCGGGTAAGGTCGGCCCCCGTCCAAAGCTTCGACGTTGCAAGAGGCGTAAGCTTGGTTGTCCATGGGTTCATCTTGGCGCGAAACTTGGTGAGGCATCCAAGACACCCGGCGTTGCTGACGTAGCGCAAGGCTAGGTGTCCGTGTTTGCACGCCTTACCCGTATAGAAGTAAGAGCGGCCGGCGTTGGCTGCATCTTGCCTTGAGATTATGGCGTAGCTGCCGTCGCTGTTCGTGAGTGGACCCAAGAGCATTTGACCCTCCTACCCTCTTTTCTACCAATGGTTTAGATATTTAGTGTAATCACCTTAACCCCTCTTGTCTATCTAAATATCTAAAACATTGGTATATGGAAAGATACGCGCGTGAAGGATTACTCAATGCAGCTTGCAAGCTCGTCTTGCGTAGTGGGTTACATTGGCACCTAAAACAATTTACAATACAAGTCGTTGACGGAGTTCACAAAATCACGCTAGGCTTGCAAATAGAACCTATACACCTTGCGAGCCTTGGACATGCCCCGACCACGGAAAGACCGGCCCCCGATCCCCCAAGCGGGCGATACTCCGCTAGTTCCCGTGGGAACAACCGCGACCGTCTCGCAACCCCCGACGTTGCAAGAGCTAGCGATTGCATTGACGCCGGCCGAGGAAGCGTTCGCACGTCTGTTCGTGTTGTATAACAACGCTACGCGCGCATACATCGAAGCGTATCAGTACGAGGGCAAGCGCCACGTTGCGCGGCAATACGCGTGGGAAACATCTAACAAGCCGCACGTTCGAGCACGCGTTCGCGAGTATGAGTCTGCGGCGGCTGCTGCTACGGTCATCGACTACGCGGCCATACTCGAACACGACCGCGCTATCGTCGAGGGGTTTAAACACGCGGACCAAGTAACGCAATACGTGCATGAGTGTTGCCGTTACTGCCACGGCACCGAGCACAAGTACCAATGGGTTGACTTCGAGGAATACTTGCACGCTCTAACAACCGTTGACGATGAGAACGCTAAGCGTCGGGAGTTAGGCAAGCGCGAGTTGCAACAGCCGAGCGACGACGGCGGCTACGGCTACGACCCACAAGCTGAGCCTAATTTGTTCTGCCCTCGATGCGAAGGGCGAGGCGTGCCACGTGCGGTTATTGCCGACACGACCAAGTTGCAAGGGCCGGCCCGCGTTATCGTGAAGGGTATAAAGGTTACGAGCACGGGAACCGAGGTGTTGTTTCACGATGTTGACAAAGCGAAAGAACGCCTCTTGCGTGCGGGCGGCATTCTGAAAGACGACGCGGCCTCGGTCGCCAAGGGTGCGGCGGCCGGCGCGGCTGCGGGCGCGGCTGCGGGCGCGGCTGCGGCTATCGCGGCGGCCGAGCGGGCGAAGGAAATGACCCTCGAAGAAGCTCAACGGATGTATTTGGAACTAGGCTAGCCGCTCGGGCGGCGTCGTATCCCATGCGAGTGAATCGACACATCAACACCAAGCGCCGGCTATCGGCGACGAGCTTAGATGTCTTGGCTACTAGTTCCTCGCATTGCTGTGCAAGGCTCATGGTCGGGTACCTCATGCGTAACGATAGTTGCATGTTGCCTTGGGTTTTGTGTTAGGCGCTTTGAAACACGTCACATAATTATGAATGCCGCTGTTGACATAATGCCCGAATTGATTGCCCCGGCCGACGATTGGCGGCTCGACGGCTTTTGGAGCAACCCCGATTACCTGCCTATCTGGCAAAAGCGCTTGCAACGCAAGGCGCGCATGCGGAGCGACCCGCAGTATTTGAAGGCGTTGCAAACGTACTACCCAACACATATTGCCGACTTCGTACAAGATTGGGGCGTGACCGTTGACCCACGTAACGCCAAGATGCGCGAGCCCGGCACGAAAAAGCGGCCGATACTTATGCCCTTCGTGTTGTTTCATCGACAGCGCGAAATGATTGATTGGATGTTGGCACGTTGGAAGGCTAGCGAGGAGGGCGACGGCGACGGCATCCTAGTCAAGTCGCGAGACTGCGGCGCGTCGTGGCTTGCCATGGCGACGGCGATATCGTTGTGTTTGTTCTACGATGACATTTCGATAGGCTTTGGCTCGGCGATTAAAGATAAGGTAGACAACGCGGGCGACCCCGACTCGTTGTTCTACAAGGGCCGAATGTTCTTGCGGTATCTGCCGTACGAGTTTAAGGGGCTATGGGAAGAAGGCAAGCCACGTTATAGCGCCGACATGCGTATGTTGTTTCCCGATAACGGTAGCAGCATCACGGGCGAATGCGGCGACAAGATAGGGCGCGGCGGCCGCAAGACGATATACGTTACAGACGAGGGCGCGTTCGTCGAACACCCGAAGGTCGTAGACGGCAACTTGTCCGCTAACACGAACTGCCGTATCGAACTGTCAACAGTCAACGGCCTTGCAAACAGCTTCGCCGAGCGTGCGCGCGGTGGCTTGATAGATCGGTTCGACTTCGATTACCACGACGACCCGCGCAAGTGTTACAAAGACGAAAAGGGCGTATTGCAACTTCGGCCTTGGTTCGCCAAGAAGAAAGCCAAAACCGACCCTGTGGTGTGGGCGCAAGAGTACGAGCGCGACTTCATGGCCTCGGTCGAGGGCATTATCATCCCGCAAGAGTGGGTCGAGGCTGCGGTTGATGCGCACATTAAGCTAGGCATCGACGTTACGGGCGCGCGTTGGGGTTCGTACGATATAGCCGACCAAGGCAAGGATAAATGTTGCTACGCCAGCGGCAAGGGCATCTTGCTCGACTTCATCGAGTCTTGGAAGGGCAAAGGCTCGGATACGTACAAGTCAACCGAACGTGCTATGCGTCTTGCGGACCAACACAACGACGAGCATTTTTTCTACGACGCCGACGGTATGGGCGCGGGCGTGCGTGGCGACACCAACAAGATAAACGAGGAACGCGAAGCCGAGCGTAAGGCCAAGGGCGAGACACGTTGGAATCGCTTTCTAGCTGCGTTCGCGTTCCGGGGCTCGGCCGGTGTGCTCGACCCTGACTTGCCGGTTCCAGGCACCGACGGCGACCGAATCAACAAGGATTTCTTCGAGAACTATAAGGCGCAATGTTGGTGGGCACTTCGTTGCAAGTTCCGCGCGACGTTCCAAGCTGTAACGGGAGTCGTGACCGATTGGAACGCCGACGACCTCATCTCGATATCGTCGCAGCTACCCGAACTTGCAAGAACCAAAAGCGAGCTTTCGCAACCCGTGTGGCTTTGGAGCAAGACGGGTAAAATGATGATTGACAAGACCCCCGACGATGTGGCTAGCCCAAATAACGGCGACGCGGTTATGATGCGCTTTGGCTACTCACGGCCCCCGCTCGAATTCAGCGACGAATTGCTCGAACAGCTATAGAGGCACCATGCTTAAGTCATTCGCTCGATTACTGCGCAGCTTTGCGGCGAAACTCTCTCCGGATCCCACGCCCGAGCCCGCGAATCCGGTTAACCCGCTGGCGTGGGCGCGTGCCGGTCTTGGCCGGGAATCGGCCGGCTTCGACCCCATGCCCGGCGGCGTGCGCGTCGAATACTCGATGCCTGAAGACTTGCCGGGCGTTCGGCCCTCGAAGATGCCTGCCGAGGAAAAGACCGAGGGCGACGGCGGCGTCGTGCTCGCCATGGATGCCGGCGGGAAAGAGCAGCTTGCGACTGACGACGGTTGGAACATGCCGCCCGGCGCTTGGGGCTTTGGGCAGTCGGCCGCAATCGGGCCGGGTCTTGCCTTCCTCGGCTTTCCGTACCTTGCCGAACTTCAACAAATAACAGAGTACCGCACGCCTTGCGAGTCGTTGGCTACCGAGATGACCCGCCGATGGGGCAAGCTCAAGAACATGGGCAAGTCGGATCTAACCGAGAAGATAAAGGAAATTACAACTTGCTTGGATGAAATGAAAGTACGCGAGCGCTTTCGTTGGGCGGCGTACATCGAAGAAGCGTTCGGGCGTTCGCATCTTTACGTATCGGTGAAAGACCAAGACGACGACCGCAACCGACAGCTTCCGTTGACCGAGATAGCTAAGGGCTCGTTACTTGGCTTCCGCACCGTTGAGCCGTATTGGGTCACGCCCTACGCTTGGAACGCTACGCATCCCGAGCGCGAAGACTTCTACAAGCCGAGTTCGTGGTTTGTGTTGGGTCGTAAAACCCACGCAACGCGTATGTTGACTTTCATATTCCGAGAAGTTCCCGACCTCTTGAAGCCGGCGTACAGCTTTAGCGGCGTCTCGATGACGCAACTAATGATGCCCTACGTTAACCGTTGGTTGCGTACGGCCAAGAACGTCAACGATCTAATCAACATTTTCTCGATTGTCACGTTGTCAACAGACCTTGCGGCAATGTTGCAATTGCCGGTTGAGTCGCCCAAGAGCTTGCTTAGTCGTGTGCGGGCGTTCACGCAGACTCGCGACAATCGCGGCATGATGGTCATAAACAAGGGCACTGAGGAACTTACAACGCAGAACGTACCCCTAAGCTCGCTCGACAAGTTGCAGGCTCAGGCACAAGAGCACATGGCAACGCCCGCGCGCATGTCGTTGTTGAAGTTCTTCGGAATCACGCCGTCGGGGTTGAACGCAACAGCCGAGCCCGAGGTCAACGCGCAGAACGATTACGTACACTCGATGCAAGAGCATGGGTTCAACGCCAACATGAAAGTTGTGTTGATATTCGTGCAAATGCACCTTTACGGCAAGGTCGAGAAAGACCTCGTTTGGGAATGGCTCAACTTGTACGAGCCTAACGGTAAGGAAAAGGCCGAGATACGCAAGGCCGACGCCGACCGCGACTCGGCATACATCGAGAAGAATGTCATAAGCCCCGACGAGGTGCGCAACCGTCTACGCATGGACCCCGAAAGCGGGTACGACGGCCTCGAAGGAGACGCGCCCGAGCCGCAGGAATGGAACGGCGGCCCCGAGCCCGCGCCGGGCGAGGAAGAAGTTGACACCGACGGCCCGCCGAAGGCGAAACCCAAGGCCAAGAGCGGCGAGTGATATTCGTACATCAAACACGGTTCGGCGCGGCTAAGGGCAATTGCATGCAAGCCGCGTCGGCCTCGTTCCTCGACTTGCCTATCGACCTCGTACCCGACTTCGGCCAACGTGGCGGTTGGGATGCAATGCGCGAGTTCTTCGCGGCGTACGGCTACACGCTCGAACAACGCGAGGTCGGGTTCGTGCCCCGTGGGTATTACTTCGAGGTCGGCGTCAGTACGCAGCTACACGAGCACATAGTCGTCTGTCAAATGGGGCGGCTAGTTCACGACCCGAACCCGCAAGGCCGAGGGCTCATTATGCGGCGTTTCGTGCTTTGGCCTCGACCGGGTTGACGCTTCGGTCAGTTCTAGCGTAGGGTTGAGGTGCGCCCGTGGTACTGGTCGGTTCGGTGATAGGGCGCAGCTAAGTCCTTGTGTGCTTACCGGCTATGGGGCCGGGTAGGGGCAACACTCGCCACGGGCGATTTATGAAGATGACATTTCCGCAACGGAGGGGCAAAGGTGCAAGCCGAAGATACCGCGACAGTTCCAAGACTACCCGAAAAGCCGTTCGCGTACGCGGGGTTGTCGGTGCGAGGGTTCTCGGCCGAAAGGCTGACCCCGCTACCGAATCAAAACATCACGGTTCCCGACGAGGTAGGCGAGACAATCGCTCGAAGAAATCTCGCAAGGCGATTCACCGAAAGCAGAATTGCTATTGCTTTGGTTGGCCTTGGTCTGCGGCCGGCGGCCCTCACCGTAAGGGCTCACGTTCGAGCGATGATTTCTTTCGCAGGACTGGCGCGCGTGGCTGCGAATACGAGCCCGACCGTAGAGTTGTCATCGACCCCGAAACCGGCGCACCATTCTGAGGAAGTTTGGCTCGGCGGCGACAACTACGTTACGACTGACGATTTAGAGGTCGAGTTATGAGCCATAGGCAAGGCAACACGAAGGCGTTTGATAACCGTTGGCGCAAGGCTCGCGAGAAAGCCAAGGCCGCGCGTAAGGCTCGCAAGAAACAACGGGGGTTTTTTAATATCTCAACGGGCGAATGGTACGCGTTCTTGGCGTGCGTAGGCGTTGTAGGGTACGCAATCATTCGCGGGGTTGAGTGGCTGTTAGCTCACGTGTCGTTGCATTGGGCGGTACATGGCTAAGCTCGTCAATCCCGGCAAGCGCAAAGTTATTGCCGCGATTCACGCCAACGCGGGCGTTACCGATTGGTACGCCAAGACGTTGCAAGAGGTGTTGAACGAGGCGTTCGCCGACGCTGTTATGATGCTTACGGCAGTCTTAGGCAAGGGCGAGTTAGTGCCCGCCGGCATAGCGGTTGACCGTTGCGTGTGGTACGTAGAGCCCCGTCTCGTGCATCTTGCGTACGATGAACACGGGCAGGCAACACAATCTCGCATGCAAGAGGGGTTTTGGCTCATCGCGGTAGACGCGCCGCCCACGGTAACGAAGGTCGATAAGGCGCTGAAGAAATGGGGCGACAAATGGCAAAGGAAGTTCGACAAGCTCTCGCGGGAAGTCTCGAAGCGTTTTGCAACGCGTTCTTTCGGGACAACCGACACATCGTTAAAGGCGGCTTTGCGCAACGCCGGCTTTACGGTCTCATTCAAACCCACGAAACGCAGCTTGGAAAGTTACAAGTTAGTCGTAGCCGACAACGTGGGGTTGATTCGGAACCTACAGCAAAGTCTGTACAACAAGATTCAACAAGACACATGGGCAAGCGTAAGGGCCGGCGGCGACATGGCCTCGTTGGCCTCAAAGCTACACAAGTCATACGGGATTGAGGCGAAGCGCGCGGCGCTCATAGCTCGCGACCAGAACAACAAGGCCAAGGCAACACTCGAAGCCGCACGCCGGCAAGAGTTAGGGTTGCGCCGCGCCATATGGCAACATTCGGGCGGCGGAAAGGAACCGCGCCCCGTGCATCTTGCTTGGGGTCGTGAGGGCAAGGTGTTCGACCTCGACAAAGGCTTGTACGACCCCGACGAGGGCCAATGGGTCTTGCCCGGCACCCTCATCAATTGCCGTTGCACCTCACGGGCGGTTATTCCAGGGTTCGACGACGAATAGTTCCCACGGGAACTATCGGACATTGACCATAAGACGGACGCCGCGCTATTCTGTGCGGCATGTCTCAATCCTTTGCCGACGCCATGCAAGCCGCCGCCGACCTCGCGACGGCCCGCGCCCCTCGTTTGGCGAAAGACGCCGACAACCGCATGACGCCGGCCGCCGCCGGATACATGGAACTCGACGGAGCGCAAAAGGCCGGCGACTGCGATAAGGTGAAGGTGCCCAACGGGGTAAGCAAGTTGCTCGGTTGCTGCAACGAGTACAAGCCGCAGACCGGCGCGAAAGACTTCCGTTGCGGGCTATGCACGCACCTCGTAGAGAAACCGGCCGGTCAAGACGCAATGCCCCGGCTCGCCATGGACCGAGCGCCTACGATGCGCTCGAAAGATATCAACGGTTGGCTACACGTCAAAGATTGCAAGATATCGAAGGCGAACGTTTGCCCCTACATCGGCCGCGAGATACCCAACAGCGAGAAACTAGGGCTCGACCCCGAGAAGGTTTATAACCTGTATCGGGATGCCGCCGCGCTCGAAGCCTCGGCCGCGTCATTCGAGCGTGCGCCGCTCATGTTGGAACACCTCGGCGTTACGGCTCAATCTGCGCAGAACCCCAACATCAAGCGCAGAATTATTGGGGCTATTTCCAACGTGCGTTGGGTTGCGCCGTACCTTGTCGCCGACCTCACCGTGTGGGATGGCGAAGGTATCGAGGCTATCGAGTCAACACGTCAACAAGAGCTTTCGCCGGGGTATCACTACCGCCCCGAGATGACTCCCGGCTCGATGCACGGGAACCCCTATGACGGCAGAATGCTTGACATAGTTGCAAACCATCTTTGTATTGTAGATACTGGCCGCACCGGACCCGACGTTATGGTCAACGACAAGGCACCCTCAGCATGAAACTTGCACAGGTTATCGCGCTCGCCGCCGCTGGCGGTTTTCTGGCGGCCGACAAGAAACCCGAAGACTTGACGGCGTTTCTGCTCGCCGAAGACAAGAAGGCGAAGGATAAGGGCGGCGCGTACGACCGCGCCCGAGACGAGGCCGAGGAAGCCGAAGACACCTACGCCGAGGGCATGGATTCTAAGTCAGCCGCGATGGATTCGGCCGAGGAAAAAGAAGACGAGGGCAAGGGCGAAGACAAGGCCGCGAAAGACCGCAAGGCCGCTCGTGACGCCCGTAAGTCGGCTCGTGACGCCCGCAAGGCGGCCCGTGATTCTCGCAAGGCGGCTCGCGACAAGCGCGCGAAAGACGCCAACACCGACCCCGAGCACACCAACGACAACGAACTCGAACAAGCCACGACCGGCACGCCGGCCAAGACTGGCGAGAGCAAGTCGGGTGCGACGATGGACTCGGCCGAAGTTGACCGGCGCATTGCTGCGGCCGTTGCCTCGCGTGACGAGCTTCACCGCGCCTCGCGCGAGGTCGAGTCGATTGTTGGCGTACGCGCGTTCGACAGCGCGGGCGACGCGTATAAGGCGGCGCTCGAACACCTCGGCGTCGATATCAAAGACGTGCCCCCGTCAGCCTACCGCGCGTTGCTGACACTGGCGAAAGACCGAGCCTCGACGGCCGCCCCCGCGCCGTACGCGCTCGACTCGGCGTCAGCCGCTGAGATTGCGGCGAAGATTCCGAACCTCAACCGGCTGTAATTTCCTACCTACAGGAACAAGCGAACATGGGTTTTCAGACAACCATCAACGATTACCAAGCGCCGGGCCAGCCGGGCGACTTCGCCTCGCTCAATCCGTTTTCCTCGGTGTTGGCGGGTAACGGTGCGCTTGTCGCGCCGGCAACCGGCCTCATCGTCGGCAACTTCTTTTGGGTCGGGCCGCAGGGTCAAACCTCGCAATCGTTCGTTGCGGGTTGGCAGATTGCGTTCCTCGGCCGCAACATGCAAGCGCTCATCACTGAGTTTTTGGGTGAAGCAACCCTCGTAGTTCCCGAGGGGTTCATGGTCACGGGATTCAACGGCGGCGACTTTTTCGCGAACTTCCCGGCGGGGGCAACCGACGGCGGGTTTGTGTTCGCTGACCCGAACGACGGCACGCCGGTCTCGAACACGACCAACAGCGCGCCCACGCTCGGCACCGCGACGGCCTCGGCCGGCTTCAGCGGCACCGCGAATGTGACCAACGGCTCGGCCGTGTTGACTGTTGCAACGGTCGTTCACGGAATTATCAACGTCGGCGATACCGTTTCCGACTCGACGACCGGCGCGAACATCCCGGCCGGTACAACGATCCTGAATCAGCTTACCGGCACCGCTGGCGGCGTCGGTACGTACACGATGAGCGCCAACGCGGCGGGTACGGGTGCCGGCGATACCATCGCGGCGCAGTCGTCCCACATGCTTGTTACGGCAGTCGCGGCGGGTGCCCTCAACGTCGGCGACGTGTTCTCGGGTACTGCGGTCTCGGCGGGTACCTCGATCGTTGCTCAGGCGACCCCGTTCTCGGGCGTGGCGAGCACGACCAACGCGAGCGCGAATCTGACCATCACGGCAGTTCCGGCCGGCGTTGACTTGCTGCGCAAGGGCGCAACCATCACGGGGCCGAACATTCCGGCCGGCACGACCATCTCGTCTCAGACCAGCGGTACGCCGGGCGGCGTGGGCGTGTATGTGATGAGCGCCAACGCCACGGCGACGGCGGCGGGTCAGCCCGTCACGACAACCGATACCCTCACGGGAACCGGGTTGTACACCTTCAGCCCGAGCCCGCAGGTTTTCGGTGCGCTCGCGGTCGGCGAAACCATCACGGTTGCCGGCACTGCTCAGGCGACCGGCTTCCGTGTTCGAGGAACCTATCAGGCTCCGCAGGGTGCGCCGGTAGCGCCCAACGGAGTGTGGAAAATCAGCGCGCCGGTCAACGGTTAATCCCGAGGCACACGAGACCCCAACATGAAACGAATCGCAGTAGATACCGCCAAGCTCGAACGCAGCTACGGGATTATCTTCATGGGTCGCGACTCCCGCGCGCACATGTTCTACGGTAGCCCCGAGCAAATGGCGTTCGACGCGCAGCCCGGCCTCGTCACGACTCAGAACGCCGGCATTCTGTCGTTGTTCACGACCTACGTCGAGCCCGAGGTCATCGAGATTTTGGTGCGCCCGACCAAGGCGGCCGAACTCTACGGCGAGACCAAAAAGGGCACATGGGTCTCGGATACCATCGCGTTTATCCAGGCGGAACGCACGGGCTCGGTGTCGAGCTACGGTGACTTCTCCAACGACGCGATGAGCGACGCAAACATTGATTTCCCGCAACGCCAGTCGTACCACTACCAGACCAACACCCGTTGGGGCGAGCGCGAGATTGCGCGAGCCGCCGAGGCGAAAGTTGACCTCGCGAACTGGAAACAGCGCTCGTCGGCCCTCGCTATCGAGAAGTACCAGAACTACGCCTATCTGTACGGCATCAACGGCTTGCAGAACTACGGCGGCACGAACGACCCGTTCTTGCCCGCGCCGATTGCGCCCACGCTCAATTGGTTTCAGCAGACCGACCCGACCGCGATTTTCGGCGACGTGTTGCGCATTGTGCAGCAAGCGATTGCGCAGGGTAACGGGCTCGTTGACACGAACACCCGGTTCCGCATGGGCATGAGCCCCGGCAATCAGTCGAATTTCAGCAAGACGAACCAGTTCAACTACAACGTCAACGACCAGATTAAGAAGAACTTTCCGAATCTGACCATCGTGACGGTGCCCGAGTTTGCCATCAACGGCGGCGGCGGGGTTGCTGGCGGCACCGAGTTCGTACAGCTTATCGCGGAAATTCCCGAGGGCGGCAAGACCGTCGAGGCCGCTTTCACCGAGAAGATGCGCGCCCATGCAATGGTCGTGAAGTCAAGCTCGTGGGAGCAAAAGAAGTCGGCCGGCACGTGGGGCGTGGTGTTCTACCGCCCGGTGTTGGTCGCCGCGATGTTGGGATAACACGTGCGCGCCTTGGGCGCAGTGTACGAGGGCGCGTTCGCTTCGAGGGTACTTGCTCAAAACCTCGAATCGCTCGCGCCCTTCGCGTTTTCTCTCGCCGGCTCGGGCTCGTGGGTTGCTGCGCGCGGCGGCTTGCTTCAAGGCCGGTTCGGTTTCGGGCAATACTCCACGGGGCTTGTCACTAACGCCGCTCCTACCGACGCGTACGAGCTTGGCGTCGTCATCCCCTTACAGTCTACGAACAACGCCAACGGTGACGTTGTAGGCGGCCCCGCGAAGTTTGGCGGGCCGCTCGCGCGTTGGACGTGGCAGACGTGGGACAAGACTGCGAAGGCGTGGCGGCTGCGGCAAGGGCTCATGACGACGCTAGCCCCGCAAGGCAACTTTTTCCTGAAGTTTGCCGGGGGCGCGAATTACGGCGATACTGTTTACGCCTCGACCGTTGACGGTACTGCCGTTTCGGGCTCGGGGGTTCCGAATACCGTCGCGACCGCGTTTAAAGTCTGCGGGGTCGGCGGGCCGGGAAAGCTCGTTGTTGTGTCATCGGCCGCAAAATTTACATGAGGTGAGATTATGGCAGGAGAAACAGTTTCGATTGGTTGCAGGCTCCCGAACGGTATTCGGTTGGAAGTCGGCGTAAAGGCGAGCCATGTTGGAAACGGCGGCGCACCCTTCGCGATGGTTGTCAAAGGCGACGACTACGAGCAAGTGTTGTTGCGTGGTACGAATCAACATTTGATCGTACGCGACCAGCGTCGCGCCCCCGTGGCCGTATTGCCCAATCAGCGCGAGCGCGAGCCGTACATCAATCACAACATTTCCAAGGCGTTTTGGGATCGTTGGTGTAAGGAAAATGCCAAGTCATGGCACCTCACAAGCGGGCAACTCTTTGTTGTGAAGAACAACCCGAGCGAGATTAAGGCGGCTGCGATTGACGCGGCGGCCAAGTCGAAGCCGCTCTTTCAGGCGTTGGACCCCAAAGAGGTCATGAAGCTCGAAAACGTCGAGATTGCGAAACGCGAAGACGAGGAATAACTCGTGCCCGTCGTACCTTGCCCTTCACCGTGCCCGCCGATAACTCGGGGCGTCGTACAGTTCGACGCTACCGAGTTCAACGCGCTGTACCCTGAGTTTTCGGGGCTCAACCCCACGGTGCAACAGAACTCGTTTAACGACGCGACGTTTCTACTCAACAACTCGTGCGGGTCGGCCGTGTGTGATGCCAACCAACGCATGTCGCTGTTGTATACGCTGACGGCGCATTGTCTGTTGATTGATCGGGGCACGAACGACGGGGCCGGTAACGTCACGCCCGCGCAAGGTATCGTCGGCCGTATTGACAGTGCGGCCGAGGGTACGGTCAACGTAAGCGCGTCGTATAACAACGAAGTTACGATGAGCGAGGCGTATTTCATACAAACGAAGTACGGGGCCAAATTCTGGCAACAGACTGCCCCCTATCGGACCATGGTTTACGTCGGGCCGCCTTCCTTTGGTCCGAACGGCCCCGGATACCCGTTTGACGATAGCGGCTTTTTGCTGGACTAACACCCTATGCCCGACACTGTGAAAGTTGCTTGCGGTCTCCCGAACGGGCTTACGCTCGAAGTCGGATCGCCTACCGTGCTCAAGAGCGGCGAGCTTTCATCGACGTACAAGACCGCGCACCTTGTTGGATTCGTCGAGGCCGGTAAAAAGGCCGTGACCTTCCCGACCAAGGGGAAACAGCGGTTCGGAGTTACCACGGTCGCGACCGACCTTTGGGCGGCGTGGCTTGCTAAAAACAAAACCCTTCGCTACGTTGTCGAGGGGTCGGTGTTTGTCGTACCGTGAAAGCGATTCAGGCAAACGCAACGATTAAGGGCGGCGAGGGGTTGAAAAAATACCTCTTTAACGTCGCCCAACGGCTCGGCACTAGCGGTACGGTACGCGTGGGGTTTCTCGAAGGTGCAATGTACCCGGCAACAGACTCGACGCGGTTCCGCCAAGGTGTGGCGCGTCTTAATGCTGTTGGACCTCGTAAGCCAAGCGCCCGAGCTTTCGTCGGTCCACGTAAGGCGACTGCTACGCCGCCTTTGCCGGTAGCGACCGTCGCGTTCTGGAATAACTTCGGAACGAGCCGAGCCCCGGCCCGCCCGTTCTTTTCCGACATGATTGCCGAGGATTCGCCCACGTGGGGGCGCAAGCTCGCCGCCGTAGCCAAGGCGGCGAAGTACGACACCAAGTTGACTCTTGCGCGTATGGGCGAAGGCATACAAGGCCGACTCGTTAAGAAAATTGTCGATTGGCCGGCCGACAACGCCCCGTTGACTGTCGCAATTAAGGGGTTCAACAAGGGGCTAATTGACCAAGGCATAATGCAACGTTCGACCGGCTACGAGGTCGTCGGCGCATGACCATAGGAAACCTACACGGCCTTGTACGCGGGGCAATCAACTCGGTGAACCCCGATGTTGCCGGGCAATGGCTCGTATCGACGGGAAACACTGTTGGCCCCTCGGGCAAGTCAACGCCGTCGTACGCGGCGGCCGTACCGGCACGGTTTCAGGTTCAAGCCGTGCGCGGGTCCGACCTCAAAAAGTACGCGTTCCTACAGGCGCAAGGCGTGTACCGCGCCGTGTATGCGTACGCGAACCTCGATGCAATCAACCGCGTCGAGTCGAAGGGCGGCGACCTCTTGACGTTTCCGCAGTACCCCAACGGCCCGGCCCGCACGTGGCTTGTGTCTGCGGTAGATGAGCCTTGGACCTCGGGTAACGGCAACTTGGCATGGTGTCGAGTCATCGTCACGTTGCAGCTTGACCCCAACAACCCCGTGTCGCAAGTATGACCTACGTTGTAACACCGACTCAAGAAGACTTATACACCGTGTTATCGACTTTCCTACAGTCGGTTACGGGGTTGGGTCAACAACTTGTGTTGCAAGGTTTGCCGAACCGTTCGAGTATGCCGGCGGCGTCGCCCGGCTTTGTCACGATGCAGCTTAGCCAAGGCAACCGACTAAATTACAACATTGACACTTGGGACGCTACCGACCCGGCCGCGACCGCGATTACTTCCGAGACCCATTGGAAGGAACGGCTACAAGTCGATTTCTACGGCGCAACGTCAGGCGACTGGTCGAGAATCTTCGCCGGGCTATGGAAGGATGAAACCGCAGTTCTCGCCCTTCAACCCACGTGCGAGCCGCTGTACTGCCATGACCCCTTACTAGCCCCTCTTGACGACAGCGAACAGCAGTACGAACAGCGCTGGACCGTCGAGGCGTTTTTACAATACAATCCTGTCGTGTCCGTTCCCATGCAATTTGCCGACACGCTTAGCGTTACGCTCATCAACGTAGACGAGGCTTACCCTCCATGAATTCTATCCCAATGAGTCAGCTTATCGGCGGCGTGCCGAGCGTGCTATCGGCCGGCGGAAACCCGCTGTCGCCGAACGGCGTATTGCTCACGACCGACACCTCGATTCCGATAGGCGTTGCTCAAGGCTTCCCGACCGCGCTCGCCGTGCAAAACTGGTTCGGCGTCAACTCGCCCGAGGCCGCGCTCGGCAACGTGTATTTCAACGGGTTCATCGGGGCGGATTCGCTACCCGGTACGCTTTGGTTCTACCAGTATAACCAATCGGCCGTGTCTGCCTATCTGCGCGGGGGCTCGTTGGCCTCGACCGCGCTGTCGGTTATTCAGGCGCTCACGGGCACCGTCATCGTTTCGGTAGACGGGCGCACTGTCACCTCGGCGAACATCAACCTCGCGAGCGCTACGAGCTTCACCAACGCGGCAACCCTGATTCAGACCGGGTTACAGACTGCGGGCAACGTATGGTCGGGTACCTTCACGACGACCAACGCCTCGACCGTCGTTACGATCAATACGACCGTCGGGGGTCAACTTCACGTCGGCGATATCATCGTCGGCACCGATATCCCGGTCGGCGCAACGATTACCTCTTTCGGCACCTATACCGTTCTCGCGGGCACGGGTACGGTGAACATTTCAGCCCCGGCGACCGGCGCGGCCGGCCCGACGGCGGGCACGGTTACGGCGCTACCTACGGTTACGTACGACAGCCTACGGGCGGCGTTCGTCATCACGTCGCCCACGACTGGCGCGACGAGTACGCTCGCCTACGCGACCGGCACAATTGCGGCGGGGCTCAAGCTGGATTTAGCAACGGGCGCGGTACTGTCGCAGGGTGCCGCCCCGGCAACCCCGGCCGGCGCAATGAACGGCGTCGTCGCGAGCACACAAAATTGGGTCACGTTCTCGCGGGTGTTCGACCTCACGAGCGACGTTACCGACGACCTCGCGTTTGCTGCGTGGGCTAGCAACTCAAGCCCGGCGGGTCAAGAACGCTTTTTATATGTTCAATGGGACGCATCCTTGGCCGAAACGACCGGCCCGGCTCCGACGAGTTTCGGGGCTCAAGTCGTGGCGGCGGCGTACAACGGCGTGATGCCGAACTTTGACCTTTCGAGCGGGAAGAAAGCAGCGTTCGTTATGGGCGCGATTGCCTCGCTCGATACCAACGCGACCGGCGGGCGTATTACGCTGGCGTACAAGGGGCAAGCCGGGCTCGTTGCTGACGTTACCGACGCCACGGTCGCCGCAAACCTTGCCGGCACTCCGTACGGCTCGGGCGGCAACGGGTACAACTTCTACGGCTCGTTTGCGACCGCGAATCAGGCGTTCAACTTCTTGCAGCCGGGAAGCATGCCGGGGCAATGGAAATGGGTCGATGCGTACGTCAACCAAGTGTTGATGTTTTCCGACTTTCAACTCGCGCTCGCCGAGCTTGAGACGAACGTCAAGTCGATTCCGTACAACACGGCCGGGTACAACTTGGTTCGGTCGGCGTTGGCTGATCCTATCCAAAAGTACCTCAACTTCGGCGCGATTCAGCCGGGTATTCCGTTGTCGGCATCTCAGGCGCAGCAAGTCAACTTGGCCGCCGGCAAGAAAATCGACCAAGTTCTCTCGTCAGTCGGTTGGTACTTGCAGATTCTACCGGCCTCGGCTCAGGTTCGCGGCTTGCGCGGCTCGCCGCCTATGAAGTTCTGGTACACCGACGGCGGCTCGATTCAGTCGTTGTTGCTCGCAACCATCGACGTTCAATAAGGGCACTGACACATGGGCACCATTACAACCGCCAACGCAAGCGTCGTTCTCTCGATTCCCGACGTTTTCACCGTTGACCAAATTCTCTCAGGCTTCGCGGCTGACGACGCGTTTACCGCGCAAGCCTTCAAGATGACCGAGCAACGCATGGGCGTTGACGGTATTCTGTCGGCCGGCTACACGCCGAGCCCGAAGCCGTTCGGTATCACGTTCCAACCCGACTCGCCCTCGATTCTGGTTTTCGACGCGTGGGGGCTCGCGCATATCGCAGCTAAAGAGGCGTTACAAGCCTCGATGGTCATTACAATGCCGAGTTTCGGGAAGGTGTTCAACTTCAACGTCGGTTGGCTCGATGACTTCAAGGCGCTACCCGACGCGAAGAAGGTCGCGGAGCCTCAGACGTACACGATCATTTGGCAGGATATCGTTGCGGTTCCGCTATAAGTTAGTTCCCACGGGAACTAACGCGCACTGACTACACAATGAAAAATCATGCGAAAAACAGAACGATTGACTATCAAGACCGAGGGCCGGGATAAGGGCAAGACCTTTATTCTAACTGAAATGCCTTGCGACCAAGGCGAGCGTTGGGCGCTCCGTGCGCTCTTGGCGCTCACCAACACGGGCGCGTCAATTCCCGAGGAAGCGCTCGGGGCGGGCATGGCCGGGCTTGCCGCCGTAGGAATACAGGCGCTTGGCATGCTCGACGCAACGCAGGTACAACCCCTACTTGATGAGCTTTGGCCGGCGTGCGTGCGTATCGTGCCGCCGAATGAAAAGCTCATGCCGCAAGAAATCTTGCCGGGCATCAACTCTCAAATTGAAGAGGTCAAGACCCGACTCGAAATTTACACGGCGTTGTTCAAACTGCATACGGGTTTTTCGATGCCCGCCGAACTCCCGACTTCGGATACTCGGGAATCGCCGGGCAAAATCGAGGGCGGTTGGATTTCGTCAATGTCCCGCGCATTGTTGGCACTCTGGTCGCGAATCGCCTTGCGACCCTAGTCGAATTGCAAACCGTACTCGGCGTCGAGGATGCGTATAACCTGTTAGAAGTTCTTTCCGTCGAGAATTACAACCGAGCTAAGGCAAATGCCCGCAACAATAATTGACGCCCTTGTCGTAACGCTCGGCCTTGATGCGCGAGGCTTCAAGAACGGCGTACGCAAGACGCAAGACGACTTCAGCGCGGGCACGAAGAAATGGACGCAGGAAAGCAAGAAGAACGTAAACGAGTTCTCCGACGCCCTCGGCTCGGTCGTTCGGCAAGCGGCGTTGTTGGTGTTCGGGTTCGAGGGTATCAAGGGCGCAATTAGCTACTTCGCCGGCCTCAACGTAGCGAACGCGAACCTCGGCCGATTCTCCAAGAACCTCGGCGAATCCGCGCACGAGGTCAACACGTGGGATTCAGCCGTAGAACTTGCGGGCGGCTCGGCGAAAGATGCACAAACCGACCTCATGGCGTTGTCGAACTCTATCACAGCGTTAAAGGCTACGGGCGACGTTTCGCCGCTGTTGCTGTTGTTCCAACGTATGGGTGTTGCGATCTATGACGCCCAAGGGCGTACGCGCAAGCTTACCGACTTGTACAAAGACCTCGGCGACAAACTTCGCCAGTACAACCGCGCCGACGCGTTTAACCTCGCGCGGCAAGCCGGGCTTAGCGAGTCAACGTTCAATCTGATACGTGCCGAGGGTGACGAGCGCGAGCGGCTGTTGCGCCTCGCCGAGCAGAACAACACGGTCACGGATGAGTCAACGCAGAAAGCCGCCGAGTTGCAAGAGGAATGGCGAGGTATCGGGCAGACCGTCAAAGGTGTTGCGCTCGAACTGTTGGGCGACATTACGCCGGCCGTGCAAACGGTGTTCGGTTGGGTTCAAAAGCTTTTTACCGGAATCAAGAACACCGGCTTTTTGCAGGGTGTGTTCACTGCGTTGGGCGGCGCTATTCGGGTTGTAGTAGACCTCGCGCGGCTCGCATGGTCGGGCTTGTCTCAGCTTTTCAATTTATTGGCCGACACCAAACTCGGGAAGATTATCGGGAAGCTTTGGACAATTGCGAAAGGTTACGGCAAAGAGTTCGTTGCGCAAGCCGACCGCATGGCCGACGAACTCGCACCCGAGGAAAAGCCGCCAGTACCGCCAAAAGCTAAGACGACGGCCGATTACCGGGCAAAGATTGCCGAGACCGAAAAGGCGTTAGGTATCCCCACGGGTACGCTAGACAAGCTCGCGCGTACGGAGTCTAACTACGACCCGAACGCAAAGAACGCGCGCACGGGCGCAACGGGTATAGTACAGCTACTTCCGAAGTATTTCCCCAACGCGGGTAAAGACGCGTTCGCGGATATCGACACGGGCGGAAAGTACCTCTTGCAGCTTTATAAACAGTTTGGGTCTTGGGAACTCGCCGCAGCCGCGTACAATACGGGGCCGGCGAATCTGAAGAAGATTTTAGCCGGTACGAAAGCGTTGCCGCGCGAGACCAAGAACTATGTTGGTTCTATCTTCGGGCCGAACAACAACGCGCTTGCGGCGGCTCAGTTTGCCAACGCGCAAGCCGTACCGGGGCAATCGGGCGGCGGGGGTAACACTTCGACGACTACGATTGACATTGACCAAATTAACGTGCATGCCCCCAACGCCAAAGACGCGAACGGTATAGCCGCCGAGCTTCCGGGGGCGTTGAAGCGTAAGGGTATAGTCGCGCAAGCCGACTCGGGTATGAGCTAACATGCCTTCCGTATTCATTCCAAAGCCCCCGTTTCCGAATGTACCGTTCTTGTTGGGCGTGCCTCAACTCGTACGCTCGCTGTTGTTTCAGCCGGCGACGACGGTTGTACTCGGGGCTCAGGCGCAACATGGTCTTTGGGCGTCGGCTCAAGTAGCCCCCTCGTGGGGTATCTTTGACGACAACGGCAACAAGGTCATAACCCCCGACAACGTGTACGCCTTTAGCGACCGTCGGGAGTGGCGCGAGTCTGACTACCCGGTTCAACGCGGCGCGTTCGACACCTTCAACAAGGTTATTATTCCGCCCGAGCAAATGGTGCGGATGACCAAGGGCGGAACCCTTTCGCAACGTACGGCGTTTTTGAAGTCGATTCGGAACATTGAAGGCGACACCAATACGTACGCCATTCTCACGCCCGAGGAAACTTACTTTAGCGTCAACATAACCCGAGTTGAGCTTGTGCGGCGTAGTTCCGAGGGTGCGTACTTCCTCGAAGTTGACGTATTCTTTCGTACTATCGTCGAGCAAAACGCGCAGTATTCAACGACGGCGGCGAACACGGCTAACGCGCAAAACCCGCCGGCCCTCCCGCCCGTCAACCAAGGCAACATACAGCCGCAACCGATTGTGCCGAACAGTGTGCAAACGGTCGTAACCAACGCCGTGGCGAGCGCTCCGCTATGATGCTCATACCCCTAAGCGCGGTCGCGTCTCAAACGCTACAGTTTGTTGCGGGCGGGCAGAACTGCCAAATGTCGGTGTACACAAAAGACGGGTACGACTACAACGACGTAACGTTGAGCACGCCGAAAGAGTACATCGCGATTGATTTCGCGTATAACGGTATTCAAGTAACCAACACTCAGAATTGCTTGAACCGAAAGCGGCTGTTGATTAATCGACAGTATTTCGGCTTCGTTGGCGACTTCATGTTTGTAGATACGCAAGGTACAGACGACCCGCAATATACCGGGCTCGGCTCGCGTTGGGTCTTGGTGTACTTAGAAGCGAGCGACCTACCGTGACGACCTTCACGAAGAAAAACCTACGGTATACGTTCATACTCTCTAACAACGCCGTGTTCGAGGGTACGAACTCGAACACCTTGAAAGTTGACGGGCTACGTTCCTCGGCCATGATACAAGGCTCGGGCTTGCCGGCGTTTCCCGAGGCGCATTTAATCGTGTACGGTTTGAAGCAAGCCGACATGAACGCGCTTACCGCGACTCAGTTTCAGCCCCTTGCCATGCAACGCAATACAGTCATCGTCGAGGCCGACAGCGGGCAAGGGTTCTCGACCGTCTTCTCGGGGCAGATTATCACAAGCGGCCCTAACTATGACGGCATCCCGGCGGCGTCGTTGAATGTGCAAGCTCGCGTGCTCGGGTTCGATTCGTTGAACCCGGCTACCCCTACGAGCTACACGGGGGCGACCAGTGTTGCAAACATCGTGGGAACTATTGCCTCGAAGCTCGGGTACGTACTCGAAAACAACGGGGTAAATGTCAACTTGAGCAATCCGTATTTCGGCGGTACGCTCGTTGACCAGCTACGTGCGGTTGCTTCGCAAGCCGGAATTGACGTGTACACCGAGGGCAATGTCATTGCGATATGTCCCAAGGGTGCGCCTCGTCAACAGCAGTCGTTTACGTTGTCGCCAACATCCGGCCTCGTGGGGTACCCAAAGCTCGACTATCAACGCGGTTACGTCTATGTGAAAGCGTTGTTCAATTCGGCTTTTCGTTTCGGCGGCCCGATTACCGTGCAAGGCTCCGACGTACCGCTCGCTAACGGCAATTGGGTAATCGGTACGCTAGCCCACGCGCTTGACGCCGTAACCCCCGGCGGGCGTTGGTTTACGGATATGTTGCTTTACCCGCCGAACAGTTTGCCCCCGATATCATGAGCGAAGTATTCGGACAACAAGACACCTCGACGACGACAGACGATTATAATACGTTGTCGTTCGTCTTTTGGTTGCTGATGAACAACATTCAAACGGCGACCATTGTCAAGGTCATATCTTGCACAAACGACGGCGGCTTGAGCCCCGTTGGTCGGGTCACGGTGCAGCCGTGCGTAAACCAAATGACAGGAAATCGTCAAGCCGTGGCGCACGGTCAACTTTTCAATTGCCTGTATTCGCGGGTATCGGGCGGCCGTAACGCCGTCATCATGGACCCCGAAGCCGGCGACCTCGGGCTTATGGTGTTCTGTTCTCGCGACTTATCCGGGGTCGTTGCAAACCAAGGGCCGGCGAACCCCGGTTCGTTTCGCAAGTTTGATTGGGCGGATGGCGTCTTTACGATGAACGTGCCGTTAGGTGTTACTCCTAACCAGTACATACGGTTTTCGGATACTGACGGAATCGAGATTGTGTCGCCGGTCAAGTTCAAAGTGTCGGCCCCGATCATTGACTTAGAGGCTACGACCTCACTAACAGCTAACAGCCCGTTGAACGATATCAAAGGCGGCGGCACCAAGATTGACGGCAAGGTGTTCTTGCCGCACGAGCATAGCGGCGTTACTACAGGCGGCGGGAATACCGGGGGCGTTGTTTAATGGATACTCTCTTACTCGACCTCGACACGTGGGATTACGTCGTAGACGCGGCGGGCAATTGGGCGGTTGCTACCGGCCCGTACGCTCTTGCGCAAGACGTAGCGAGCGCGTGCCGACTCATCAAAGGCGAGCTTTGGTACGACACCTCGCAAGGTATCCCGTACTTGAACCTCAACGGGGGTAAAGGCGGCCCGAACAACAACTCGAACGTTCTCGGTCAGACGCCGCCTATTTCGTTGCTTCAGGAGTATTTAGTGCAAGCGGCCTTGACCGTTCCGGGTGTAGTCTCGGCCGTTGCCGTGATACAGTCTTTCAGTGCGGCCACGCGCCAAGTCGTGGGGCAAGTACAGTTCACCGACTCGAACGGTAACACGGGCACCGTAGCGATATGAGCGACACTTCAGTTACGCCGGTCAAGTTCACGCCAACGGGGCTCGTAATCCCGCCGCAGTCTCAGACGCTTGCCGAGGTGCAAGCTGATATGAATGCGGCGTTCGGCGGGAAGCTAAACTTTGGTACGACGGCGCAACCCGGCGGCGCTCCGGGGCAGGTACAGCAAGCGGCGAGTTATACGGCGATCATTGCCGACAATAACAGTGTGTTTGCCGAGTTCGTTGACCAAGTTGACCCCGACAACTCTACCGGATTCATGCAAGACGCCATAAAGCGAATTTACTTCATGAACCGCAAGCCGGGTACGCCGACCTCGGTGCAACTCGTGTGTACCGGCGACCTCGGTACGCCTATCCCGGTCGGGGCGCAAGCTCGCGACACCAGCGGCAACATTTACGTTTGCACGCAAGCCGGCACTATCCCGGCGGGCGGTAGCGTTACGCTTGCGTTTGCGAATATGGTACTCGGCCCGATTCCGTGCCCGGCCAACACTGTAACAGGAATCTATCAGTCTATTCCGGGTTGGGATACCGTCAACAACCCCGGACCCGGCACGCCCGGTACGAATGTCGAATCGGCGGCCGACTTCGAGTTTCGTCGTCAGAATTCAGTCGCGGCCAACGCCCACGGGTCAACCCCCGCGATATACGGGGCCGTGTTCGGCGTGGCGGGTGTTATAGACGCCTTCGCGACCGAGAACGATACCGACAACCCAATCAACGGGCCGCTCGGCGCGAATCAGTCTGTACCCAACAGCACAAACTACTCTGTTGTTGCTCACTCGTTTTACATCGCGGTAATCGGCGGCGCGGCTCAGGATATAGGCGAGGCCATTTGGTCGAAGAAGAACGAAGGCTCGAACATGAACGGCAACACGACTGTTGTCGTGAAGGATACGAGCGGGTACTCGTTTCCTCAGCCGTCGTACAACATCACGTTCAACCGTCCGACGGCGACCTCGTACAACTTCATAATCAACATAAAGAACAGCGCGAACTTACCCTCGACGATTGTCGCCGACGTGCAAGCGGCCGTGACTGCGCAGTTCAACGGAACCAACGGCGGCCAACGAGCGCGTATCGGTTCTCTATTACTTGCCGCGTCGTACTACGGCCCGGTTGCAACGTGCGAAGGGCCGAGCAACCCGGTACAGGTTTTGTCGATTTTCATAGGCTCGACATTCTCGGGTACGGGTTCGGTTGTGACCGGCTCGGAAACGTTGACCATTTCGGCCGTCGGCTCGGGCTCGCTGTCGCCGGGAACCGTCTTGACCGGCACCAGCGTTGCAAGCGGCGCGACCATCGTGCAACAGCTTACAGGCACGCCGGGCGGCGTGGGAACCTATCAAATGAGCGCACAAGCCACGGGCACGGCCGGCCCCGAGGCCATTACTGGCGCGGGCGGCACGGCGCAACAGATAGGTATTGACCAAGCGCCGGTTATCGGAACGATTACAGTCAACTTGGTGTAACGTGTTAGACACCAACGAAACACTTTGCAGCGAGTACGCAAACAGTCCGACACTGTTGCAACTCATTGCAAACATGAATCAGTACCTTGACCCTCGCGTCAACTTAATCAACTTCTATAACTACGTGTGGAATGTTGACACGGCCGTCGGCTTCGGGCTCGACATTTGGGGCCGCATCGTGGGCGTGAATCGCGTCGTACCGATACCCGGAACCTCGGGCTCGTTCGGGTTCATCAATGACGACTTTCCCTACGATTGGCAAAACTTCGGAAGCGCGAACGCTCCCGGTACCGGCGGCCCGTTCTTCGGCGGCCAAGAGGTAACGGGCGGGTTCTCGTTGAATGATGACTCTTTCCGTACGCTGATACTCACTAAGGCGCTTGCGAACATCGTAGCGACGACCGCGCCGGCCATGAATCAGCTAATACGCAATCTATTTCCGGGTCGCGGGCGCGCGTATACGACGGACCTCGGCAAGTCGAACGCCTCGGCGGGCGGCATGCAAATGAGGTACGTTTTCGAGTTCCCCTTGACTACAATCGAGTATGCTATCCTCGCATTTAGCGGCGTACTCCCGCACCCGGCCGGTGTCAAGGTTTCGATTCTGGTAATACCGGCGGGCTCGTTTGGCTTCCAAGAGCAAGGGCCGTTGGTGAATCCGTTCGACTTTGGCACGTTCTATACACCTCCTACGACGGGATAACCCACGATGCCGGGCGCACCTACCCCCGAAACCCTTCTAGCGGCCATAGCCTCGGCTGCGGCGGCCGGCGGCTTGCCGGGCGACCGTACCGACCCCATGCCCGAGACTTCGACCGGCACGAACGCCGCGTCGGTCGAGGGCGGCTTTCCTGCTATCACGATGCAGAACGAGCTAGCGGGCGGTAAGCCCCCGCTCGGCCAAGACATGAACGGGTTCTTGTTCCTCATCTCATCGCACACACTGTACGTTGAATGCGGGCAGACTTACCAGTTCAACGCGACCCTTGCCGCGAAAATCGGCGGGTACCTCACGGGCACCATTCTCGGCATGGCCGACGGCTCGGGGCTTTGGCTTTGCACGACGAACGCGAATACCAACAACCCCGACACGGGCGGCGCGGGTTGGGCACCTATCTCGGCATACGGTACGACGACAGTCAACGGGCTTACCGGCGGCACGGTCACGCTTACGGCGGCGCAAGCCAAGTACGGCGTTATAATACTCAACGGCGTGTTGACGGGTAATCTCGTCATCAACTTGCCGCAGTATTTGAAAGAATGGTTGATTATCAACAACACCTCGGGCGCGTTCTCGACTACGGTCAAGACTGCCGCCGGGGGCTCGGTCGGCGTAGTCGTACCGCAAGGCGGGTTCTCGGCCCCCGTGGGTGTCTACAGCGTAGCCGACGGCAACATTTATCCGACGGTCGCGCCGGTCAATTTGCCTATTGACCAGAATCCGAACCCGTTGACTATCGTACAGCGTACCAACGCGGGTTATGTGTTGGCGACGTACTTCAACCAAAACAGCGCGTACGAGAACCCGACTATAGGCGGCGTCGTTGTTGTCAACAACAGCGATAATAACTATTTCCGAAAAATCGGGTTGACTAACTTCGAGGCGCAACTCTTGTTGCAAGGTCTCGCGGGTCAGCTTGTAAACGGCCAAGTTCCTTTCAGTGTTATATCGCAATGGGCGGCGGCGCTTTTTTCGAGCCCCGCGCTTACAGGTATCCCCACGGTGCCGACTGCGCCGGGCGGCACGAACACGACCCAAGCGGCCTCGACTGCGTTCGTTCAAGCGGCCGTTGGCGGCTCGGCGTCTTTCACTAGCAACGCGCTTTGGGCAGTGTTGCCCGGCGGCCTTGTCGTGCAAGCCGGGGTCGTGGGTTCATCGGGCGGCGTGGGAAGTGTGACGTTCGGTGTTACCTCGGGAACCCGAGCCTTCCCCAACAAGCTTATTGCGCCTATCGTCATTGACGTAGCCGGCGGCCCGGTCCAAACATGGTTAAGTTCCGTTATCGGTACTCAGTCGTTCAACTTCGGTACGTCGAACAGCGGCTCGGCTACGAACTACTTTATCGCCGTAGGGTACTAACACATGACCGGACAAGCGCAACCGCCACGGCTCGTTGAACCTTTTGCGAAGAACGCGACGACGTGTACGCCCTCGGCCCCCGTGCCCGGCGGCCGTACCTTCCCGTTTCCTCAGCCGTCGCAAATTTCGATCCTAAGCGGCGCGGCTTCGCTTGACGACGGGTTCGTTCCCCTCAACATGACCGACCCGGCCTCGGGCGGCGTGCCGCCTTTCGGCGTCGATATGAACGGCATTTTGTTCTATCTGTCGTCATGGTGCGCATACCTCGGGGCGGGTCAGCTTCCGCAGTACGACGCCACGTTGCAAACGTTCATGGGCGGATACGCGCAAGGCGCGGTACTTTCCAAGGCTGCGGCCCCGTGGGAAACATGGACGAGCATTGTTGACGGCAACATGACGAACCCGGATACGGGCGGCGCGGGTTGGGTTTCGTCTCGAACGTTGTACAACTCGTCGGCTCAAACGGCCGGAACTCATGCTGACTTCGTGTTACCCGGCGCGAGCGACTTTATTCTCGACATAGACTGTTCGGCCGGTAACGTCAACATAAACGGCATCATAGCGCAACGCAACGGACAGTCGTTGACGATTCGCAAGAGCGATAGTTCGGCCAATGTGTTAACAATTGCCGTTGGGGTCGGTACGGCCGGGAATCAAGTACAGTATGTTGGCGACGTTGGGCTAGCTCAGCAATACGCCTCGGTTACGATTCTCAAGAATTCAACTCTCAATGCTTGGGTAGTGAAATGAAGACGTTCAAGGGTATTTTGTACGGCGTTGCAATCGCGATTGCGGTCTCGGCCGGCGCGGCGACGGTATACAACTATTTCCCGCCGCCGGGCATGACTTACAGCCCGACGGCCGGGTTCACCGTGGGAACTCCTACGGGCGGCGCACAAGGTGCGGGCACCATTAACGCGCAAGGTGTGTTCGTAAATGGTTCGGCTGTATCAGTCAAGACCATCGCTAACCCCTCGGGAACTGTCGGGTTGACTGCGGTCAACGGTTCGACGGGAAACGTAATGGACGCCGGAAGCGCGCCCCCGCTTTCGCAATCTATAGCGCCAACATGGACGGGCGCACATATTTGGACGGGGGCGGGAACTCCTAACCTCGGCCCCATATTGATTGAAAACAATTCGCCGACCTTTGGGTTGCAGGAAACCGACCAAGGTACCGACGGTAAGAACTGGCGAGTTAGTTCTAACGGCGGGTCGTACCTTGTCCAATTGTTAGACGATGCTACGACGACCGTAAAGAACGCATTAAAGTTTGATCGCTCGGCGGCTGTTCTTACGAATATGACGTTCGGTAACGCAACCGATAATCCTACGTTCCAGTTTTCCGGGTCGGGTTCGGCATCGTTCAATGGCCCTATAAACGCCAACAGTTCAACGGGCGTAGCTCTTACAGTCAACGGCACCTCGGGTAATACGGCGCTTGTTGTCAACCCGCAATCCGCCGCAACGGGTATTGCTATCGTAGCGCCCACGGCTAACACGGCGTCCATTGCTTTACGCGGCAATAATAACGCCGGGTCGGCGGGCGGCGTTGTTTCGCAAGACGGCTCGAACAATGTACATCTTGCAAACCTCGGCGCGGCAGATATTGACCTCGATACCAACGGCTCAAACCGTATAGCTATCAAGAGCACGGGCGGCGTACTCATTGGCTCGCCTACCGGGGGCGACAAGGGTGCAGGCACCATAAACGCGGTCGGTTTGTACGTCGGCGGCGTAGCCGTGGGAACCGGGGGCGGCACGCCGGGCGGGTCAAGCGGGCAGATTCAGTATAACAACGGCGGCGTGTTTGGCGGCGCAGGGTTAGTTTTCACTAGCCCCACGAGCTTTAGCTACAATACTGTGCCGTTTTTCACGGTTAACGGTACGACTAACACTTTCTCGTATGGGGGCTCGGGAGCGGGCGACGCGTTTCCGGTACTAGCTCGGTACAACGCAGGTTCGGGCGGCTCGGATACGATGTTTTACCATTCGCGTGGCGCGTCGGTTGGTACTAACACCATACTGCAAGCCAACGACGAGACAGGTTCAATATCGTTCATGGGAAGCGACGGAACGGGTACACCCGTTCGTAACGCCCGAATCATAGGCTTAGTTGATGGCACGCCGTCGGCGGGTACGAGTTACCCCGGTCGTATTGAGTTCTATACGGTGCCCGTAGGTAGCACGACTATCGCTAAAGCATTGACGATAGACAGTACGCAAACACTTACCGCAACTCAAGGTATCAATGCCGGCGGAAGCATTGGAACCGTCAAGACCAATGCCGGCGGCGGCATTCAAGTTTCTGCGCAAAATAACGATGCAGCTTCTAACAACAGTTTTGCGCAAGTATTATCGGCGAACTCGTCGCATTCGTTTCATCATCTGATTACAGGAACGGCGCAAACTACAGCGTTTATAACTAATGGGTTTGCTGGCGAAGGCGCATACGAATACACCGACGCGGGAGTACCTCTGTGTATAGGTTCGGCCGGCGCTTGCCGCATGAATATCAACACCAGCGGGGCTATAACCGTTAACGCGCCTTCGAGCGGCCCTGCGGTTTCTATAACCGGCGTTGCGGGGTCTACTGCACTTACGTTAGCGGCGGGCGGGGCCGGTCAAGACGTTTTACAAATTCGTAATACGGCCGGAAGTACCGCTTTCGGGCTGTATGTTCAAGCGGGTTCTAGCTCGTCGGATTACAACACCAATTGGACCAACAACAGCGGCGGCACGACGTACATGCGGTTGTACGGCGACGGGGGTTTAACGGTAGGTAACAACCCAACGGGCGGCGACCAAGGGGCGGGAGTCGTCAACGTCTCCAGTGATTTACGCGTCAACAACGTCAGTGCGTGTTTATCAAACGGCGCTAACTGCGGCCCCGCCGGGCGAGTTACGTTGGCCTGGAGTGGTACATGCAACGGTTCGGGTTGTGTTAGCGGTGTTTCAAAAAACGTTTCTAGTGTCGTGCGAAACAGCGCAGGAAACTACACCGTCAACGAATCTAGCAGTATAGGAAGCTCGTCAGTATGTACGGTAAGCACGTTCGGTTCGGTGAACTCCGGGTTGTTCATGCATATGTCGTCTGTGCTTGCTTCTACGGTAAATGTTCTATCGGTTAATAGTTCGGGCACGCAAACCGACGTTTTAGGTTTTTCGATCATATGCATGTCGTAACCGGGCACGCTAACATGAGCACGGAAATAGAGGGTCAAATGGGGTTGGATGAAACAAGCCGCGCTATTGGAAGGCTCGAAGCGGCTCAGGAAGCGACCAAAACAGACGTTGCGACGTTGAAAGAGCGCACCGAACGGATGGACGCAAAGTTAGATAAATTACTCGCGAGGTCTGACAAAGTACGTTGGACCGTAAAACATTGGGTTGCGCTTGTAGCCTCGGGTAGCGTGGGCGGGGGCGGCTTCGCTCACCTCTTACGGAAGCTCATCGAATGACGCGCGACGGTGCAATAGCGTTACAGATACGCCTCGAAGGTGGGTACGCCAACGTGAAAGGCGACCCCGGCGGCCGAACGAAATACGGTATCACTCAAGCGACCTTGACTAACTACCGAGTTAAGAACCCCGAGCTTCCGCCCGATGTAGCGGACCTAACACCCGAGCAAGCGACGGAAATATACCGCACGGTTGATTGGGACGTTATGCACTGCGACGACCTTCCGCCCGCGCTCGCGGCGCTCATGTTGAACTCGGCAGTCAACCAAGGCGAGCCCACGTCGGTTGCCCTCTTGCAAGAGTGCGTGAAGGTGCCCGTTGACTTCCGTATGGGGCCGCAAACACTCGCCGCCGTCAAGGCGTGGCGCTCGCCCTACATGCCCGAACAGTCGCTCGCCGAGGAATTCGCCGCCCACGTGGGCGTCAAGTACGCCTCGTTGTACGCGAAAGAGGGACAATTCGAGCTTGGTTGGCTTCGGCGGCTGTTTCGGGTATACACTCTCGCCGTTTCCTCTTAAATCGCACAGGAGTTCGCACTATGCTTTCATGGCTCAAGTCGGCGTCGTCTTCGTACCTCGCTCACCTTACCGGCTACCTCGTTGCGGGCGCGACCATCGTGTCGGGCATCAACCCGAAGGTTCTACCCCCGCAGTACGCTTTCCTTACCGCCCTTGCTGGCGTCATTGTGAACGCCGGGCATCATGGCTACACCGTTGCGAACGCTTCGCCCGTGGCGAAAGCGGCCCTCGACGCGGCAGTCAAGGCGGCTGTTGACGCGGCCACGGCTGCGGTTAAAGTTGCCCCGGTCTTGGCCGTTCTCATGCTCGTGCCGTTCTTGCACGGTTGCGCCTCGGTAACGGGTTGGTTCAACTCGCCGTCGGCTCAGCCGGTCATCGTCGCCGCTGTCGATGTGGCTGTCGCTACTGCCGAACAGAAAGGCGTAAGCGCGACTCAGATTAATGACATTGCCAAGCAAGCTCTCGTAGCGAATCAGTCTACGAGCGCAACCCTTGCGACCGTGGCGGCCGTCGTCAATCAGCAGCTTGCCAAGCTCAATTTGCCGGCCGGCGACCTCGCCGCCGCGCAGATTCTTGAAGTTGCCCTCGCCGCCGAGATACAGTCGCGTATAGGCACGAACGCCGACCTCGCCGCAGCCCGAGCGGCCGTTGCCGACGTGTTGAACGCAGTTATCGAAGCGACCGGAGGTTAAAGCGTGCGTCGATTCTTACCGGGCTTGCTGGCGGCCCTAATCGCCAGCGTAGCGACGGCGGCCCCGACGTGTGTCGTGGGGTCCAATACTCAGCCGCCAACGGCCGTCGTGTCGTTCGTAGCTCCGACGCTTCAGTCGGACGGTACGCCCTTCCCGGCGGGCACTGTGCTGACGTACAACCTGTACCAAGGCACCGCCAGCGGGGCCGAAATCAAGGTCGCCTCGGGGCTCGGGCCGAACTCGCCTATCACGGTGTCGAGCGGCCTTACGAGCGGCCAAACGGTCTATTGGTACTTGACCGCTGTCGATACCGGGGGCGAGGGGCTACCGAGCAACGAAGCCTGTAAGGTCTTTCCGGCCGCCGTGCCGGGCACCTTCGTCATTACCATCAAGTAATGTTCAAGACCGCTCTTACGCTCCGTGCCGACCCGAGGGCCGACCTTTGGGTCGTCACGGAGCCTCTAATTTGGGACGACCAGAAGTACGGGACTCTTACCCTATGCCCGGTCGGATTCGTTACAGACCTCGCCTCGACCCCGCTACACGTCGATGACAACGGCCCGAGCCGTCGGCCCGCCGCCGGTCACGACGCCGGCTACAAGCTCTTACGGCGTTGGGGGAAAGACTTTTGGGACAACTTCTTGCGCGACGCCATTCTAGCCGAGGGCGGCGGGCGTTTCCGCGCCGAGGTCTACTATCGCGCTGTACTCTGGTTTGGCCGCTCGGCGTGGGAGTCTGACGGCAAACCCGTCTCGGCGGCAGACTTCGACACTATCGCGAACTTCGAGGCGTGGCGGGCTTCTAAATTCGTCGGGGCCAGTCTTGCCCAACCCGGATTTAACTTAAGGTAATTAGTCTTGACTTGGCGAGGCGAGTCGCGAGAGTTCGCCGGTACTAGGTAGGCTAGGAAACCATCCGGCTACTAAGCTGTTGACCCGCCCCGACAAGGCTATCTCAAACTAGACAAAACAGAACTGACCGAACGGGCCGAGGATGAGGCAATACGGCTTCACCGTGCCGGCGCTCCCGCTCCCGCTGATACCCTGCGGAGCCGGGCTACCGCCCCCGCTGATACCCGAGGGCGTCGCGTTCCCGGCGGAACAAACACCCGTAACGCATGCGGCGGCGGCCAAAACAATCAACTTACCTTTCAACATAAATACTCCATTGGTTGCTCGTGCTCGTTGAAAAGGCGGCTTGCAACACGAGCATTGCAAGCCGCCTATGATCCTACCCTATTATGCCGCAGCCTCGACAGGCTCGGCCTTGCCAATCTTCACCTTGACGCGTTCCTCGAACATCACGAGTTCGGCCTTGGCGCGGGTCGCCGCGACGTAGCACAGGTTACGCTCTTGCTGTTTCTGCCACGGCTGACGCGCCCACGAGGCCGGGCACGCTGAGGCGTTGAGCCACCAAACGCGGTCGGCTTCAAGACCCTTCGACTTGTGAATCGTCGCCAGTGTCACGCCCGAGCGCCGGTCGTTAAAGAGGTCGTCGATAACCTGCAAGAGCGCGGGAATGGTGCGCTCGGTTTCGGGCAACCCCTCAATCAAACACATAACCGAATCCGTCTTGTCTTTCACGGCCTCGGCCTTGGCCTCGGAACCCTTCGCGATGTACTTCTGATATTCGCGCTCGGTGAAGGCTTCGAGCTTGGCGACCAACGCGTCGATGCCCTTCGCGTTCATCTTCTTAACCAACGCTTTCAACCCTTCGCCGATATCCTTCCCCATGACTCGGGCCGGGATGCGAGCGCGTAGGAACTGGTACGCCAACGCAATCAACGGGCGCGAGGTGCGACACACCACGAGGTCGGAGCCTACGAAGTCTTCATGTTTCCAAGACTGGTCGAGGTTCTTGACGATGCCCTCGACCGCGCCGGGGGCGGCTTCGATATCCGTGCCCCATTGCTTGGCATACTCAACAATCGAAGTAGCGCAACGGTACGTCACGGTGAGCGGCAGTTCGACCGCGCCGAACTCTTGGGCAATCATGTCCATCGAGTTAGAGTCGGCACCGCGAAAGCCGTAGATAGCCTGTGCGGGGTCGCCCACGGCGATAAGCCGCGAATTCGGCTTCATGATTTTGCGGAGTATGGCGCGCTGAATCGCGTTGGTGTCTTGCGCCTCATCGACAAACACATAGTCGAACTTGGGAAGGCTGATGTTGTCTTTTACCGCGAAGTACAAGAGGTCGTCGAAGTCGAGCAACGCGGAACGGTTCGACCATTCCAAAAGCTGCATTGCGAGTTCGATACCGCGCTCGACCGTGGCAGCCTCGTTGTCGAGTTCGAGGTCGTGGTATTCGACGAGCCCTTGCCACACCTCGGGAATGTTCTGACACAAGCAACCTACGCCCGAGTTGCGCGCAAGGCCGACCAACCGAACGATGAAGTTCCCGTACATTTGTGAGTCGCGCTTGCTCATGTAGTTAAGGGCGGCGCTACGTACGATGCGAAGATTGCGCGCGGCAATTTCGGCGTCAGTCGCGGCCCCGTCGGACGGATATCCTACGGCGAACTTGCCAAGGTTTTCTTCGTTGTTCACCGCGTCAGTAATCAAAAGGCGCAGCTTGTTCGACTCGACGTTATTGCAACCCTTGGCGCGGGTCACGGGCGAGAACGTCAACGAGTGAAACGTGCGGCCGTTTATGCCCCGGCCCTTGAGTTCGTCGGCAATCGACTTGTTGAAGGCTAGGAAGATGTGCGACCCCGTGGGAATTCGCTTGACCATCTCGACGCCCGTCGTAGTCTTGCCCGAGCCGGCTACGGCTTTGACAATGGCGTTACCGCGACCGTTCGCGATGAAGTCGAAACAAGTGTTCTGGTAGGGGGACCATGCGCGCGTCATTGTCGTTGCTCCGTTAACCGTTAGTGGCCGGTCGCTTGACCGTGAGCGCATTATACTGACGCTTCGGTCAGTCGTCGAGACCCCCGTCACACTTTTGCATCTTGCCGGCGGGTATTTGATGCCAGCGACGCCAGAAACACCCGCCGGCCTCGATGCACCGCCAAGGGCCGACGCAACGCACCTCGAAGCCTTTACCGCAGTACATGCCGTCGGTAGCGACCACGGTACAGGGTAGCCCGTTCTTGCGTTCCTCGACAAGCCGGGCGCGGCTGTCAGCGTCGCTAATTGGGGCCGGCGTTGTTACGCCCTCGGGGTTATTCCCATTTTCCATAACGATGCGTCTCGTCTGCGTCGGGGGCTTTGATCGGCCAACGCCGGCCCCAATCGTCTATCATCCATTCGTCGAGAGTGTTTACGATGCGTAGATATTCGGCCTTGTCGCCTTGCCCGTCTTTGACCTCGGTCACAATTTCGTCGTGTGTGTGCATCACGGGCAGGTAGACGCCCGTAAGCTCAAGGCGTACAAGCGAGTTCGCTTGCGGTTGCCGGGCGACGTTGGCTACCGAGTTTTGAGTTAAGACGCCCCCGTAAAGGTCCATGCGGACCCAACCGCCCTTGCCCTTCGTTTGGTTCGAGTTCCAACCAACGTAACTTAGTTCGAGTTCCCACGGTCTCGACCATTCCTTTTTAGCCGGCTCAAGGCGGGGCTCGTGGTACACCAACGGAGCATAGCCGCCGGGCGGTTGGCAGTACAACACGTCGTTATGAACTTGGAACTTCACGCCGAGCGGGCCGGGGCGGTTGGTGAAGCAATGGCCGGGGTTTAGAACGGCCTCGATTGCCGCCCCTTCTAGCCCGTAGCGGCACTGCACCTCGTCGCGCTTGAACTTGTTACGTGTTTGGCCGCCCCATAACTCAACAGTCGCGGGGGTCTTGGCTCGCATTCGCAAGATGAGTTGCTTTAGCTCGGCGTCGGTAACGTTGTCTAGGATGCCGTCTTTATCGAGCTTACGCCAACCCCCTAACCAAGCGCCGAAGCCGTTCGCGAGCGTGGGAACTTTGCCGTATAGTTGCCGGTCGGGATGGTGTTTGCCCGTTTGCTTTTTATATAGCTCGTACTCTATAACGGGTGTGCCGGTTAGCTGCGAAGCTGTTTCTAGGTATATCGAGCCGTTGTTATGGAACACATCGAGAACCCATTTCTCGCCGGCAAGAGCCGCAGTCACGACGGCTTGTATAGCGCTGTAGTCTGACGACATAAGGCGCGTACCGTCGGCGGCAATGATGACCGAGCGTAAGCAATGCGTTATAACTTCCAACGCTTCCATGGGCTCGTTGTCTTTGTCATCCCACGGGGGGCCGTTCTTGAACACGCCCTCGACGTACTCAAGGCTACGGCTCGCGAGCACGGCTAGCGCAAATTCGACTTGCTCGGGCTTGTTGAATTTTCCTTTAACAAGGTTCGCAACTTGTACGTTCTGCCCGTTCCAAAGCTGAGTATGCGCGGCCGCGAAGGCGTATTGATCGCGCAAGCGCTCGTCGGGGCAGACTTGACAGCGCATTGCGTATAGTTTCTTGACACTGCCGAAGCTAAGGGTTCGACGTATTTCCAACACCCGTCGTACGGCGCGGGTGTGATTCTTTTCGAGTTCTTCCTCGACGATATCCTCGTCGAGCCCGTCGAGGTATACGCCTTGTGTTTTCAACCATTCTAGGGTTGGCTTCACCTCGTTGTGAGTCTGTACGGAACCGTTGGTTATCTGCCGCAGTTCTGCCCAATACTTGGCCTCAGCTTGTTGAATTATCGCGATACAATCGTCGATGACTTTCAAGTCGAGGCGCATGCCGCGATGGTTTATACGCTGGTCAACTTTCCAAATTGCAAGCTCGCGGGGCGGTAGGTCGGGTATGCGGGTCGAGGCTTCCGACTCGGCCATGATATCTTGCACGTTGTACGCGTCGAACTTGGCGAAGTCGAGCGGCGCAGTCTCGCGCGTCCAACGCGTAAGGCGATTGTTCTTCGTAGGGTTACGCGGTCGAGTCAACTTGCCGATAAGGTTCGAGCCTTCCTTATCCTTTTGTTGTGTTAGCTTCAGTACGCCGCCCGCGTCTTCTAGCTTACGAGGGTACGCGGCAAGAGCCGCCTTTGCCATGCAACACCGAAGTTGTTCAAGATACAACGGCGGCCAACCGAGCTTAGGAACACAATACAGGTTCCAAACGGTAGCCTCGAAAAACACGTTCCAAGCTTCGACGAGCCCCGTTACATCTTCTTCGACAGTCCATTCGCCGTTGGTAAACTCCCAAATACGATGTTGATAGCGTTTGACCCAATTGAGCAACGGCGCGGGGTTGGGCATACCCGGCCGCCAGATTCGCGCACCCTCACCGTCTTTCAGGTTATAGGCAAGTTGAATGATATCGAATGATGGATGTAGTACATAGTTGTAGGTTCCCACGACGGGCAACCCGCGCTTGGTCTTACCCGCCAGCGGCAACCCCTTCCATTTTTGCGTGCCGTCATCCCATAGAAACCCGGCCTCGCTGAAAGTCTCGAAGTCGGCCTCGGGTAGAATCGTCGCGAACCCGTTCATTACGGGTATTCGTTGCCCGACGGTAACTAACATCTAACCCCCTAGACAAAAAGGCCGGGGCTGTTAACCCCGGCCGAGCTTAGTGCAGTCTCAACACTCCGTCACATCAAACCATGTAGCCGTGCGCCCTCAACGTTGCGTCCGTCCAACCCGCCGCGATGAAAGCGGCGTACGTCTGACCGGCGGCCTTGTCGGTCATCTTCGGGCCGCTCGGGGCCGCTGGCGGCGGGGCCGGCGGCGCGGGCGGGGCGGCTGTTGCTCCGGGGGCCGGCGGCGCTCCCGGCGCACCAACAAACCCCGGCGCGGGCGAGACCGGAACTTGCGGGGGCGCGGCGTTCTGCGCGGGCGGGGGCGGCTGCGGGGCACCGTTCGGCGGGGGCGGCGTGGGCGAGCCCGAGGGCGCGGAAGCCGGTCGAGACCCTACCGGGGTCATACCGGCCGGGGCTGCGCCCGCTGGCGTTGCAAAGGCTTGTTTGAGGTCGGGGCCGCCCATGATTGGGTCGCCGAGCCCTTGCAACGCAACGCCCATGTGATTGAGATACACGCCCGGCGACTTGCCGGTGTTTCCCACGACCGACGCGGCGACGCGCACGTAGTCGCCACACTTCACCGCGCCTTTGTCTAACAGGTACTGCGACCCATCGGCGTTGGTGAACTTGATTGGGAAACCGCTGTTGAAGGTGAAAACCCAATGACCGGGGTACCCTTCCTTATCGCACGGGCGTTGTTTGGCTTTGGCGCTCTTTACGGTCGAGTCACCGTCTTGCACCTTCCAAGAGAAGTCGGAACCGCCCGCCGCTTGCGGATGGTCGGCGAAGCCTTGGGCATGGATGATTTTGCCCTCGGGAGAATCCCACCAACCGGCCTCGCCGGGCTGTTTGGCGATGGCAAGGCCGAAACGGAAAGACAACTTCGGCGTACCGTCGTCGTTGTTGCCGAGCGGGTTGCCGTCGAAGTCTTTCGTACACGGGTCGTACAGACTGTTAGTACCGTTGTCGGCACCAGTCCAAACAATCCGGCCAATACGAGTTGTGAACGGGGTCGCTTTCATGTGCGGTTAGCTCCGAAAAAGTTTACGGGTGCGAACGGTGTCATCAGGTACGAGACGCATTGCGCCTCGGGGTCGGTGAGCGTAATCGTCTATAACAGCGGCGTCAATGCCCTTTTTAACGCACTGAGTCGGTGTTAGGACGGCAAGCGGCTTGCGTAAGTCGAACCCGAATAAGTCGCCGAGTTCGGCTATCTTATTCGCGGGTGCGTCATCTTTCCATTTCCATTTACCCTGCCCGGCTTCCATACCCCAATGCGGTATAGAGTGCCCCATACGAGCGAGGTTCGATGCGTGCTCGTACAGTCCGGTGTACCGCGCTTCGAGGCGTTTGATTGCCTCTTTCAAGATGCGAAGCTCGGACCCTACCGCGTCGTCGGGCATTTCGCGAACCTCAGCCGTTCCCGAGTAGTCAACGACGGTAGCGGTTGAAGTCTGAAGCGTCTTACACACGTGACGCGCTTGGCAGTCGAGGCAATGCCGGCCGGTTATCGTGGGCGGGTTAGGGCCGAGGGCGAGTTCAACGCGAGGTGCGATGACTTCCGCACATATGCGGTAAATCTCGCCAACGGTTGTTTTCCATTCCCTTACCGCTCCGTGTGTGTAGTTCCTCGGTTGCACGATGACCAACATAACCGGGAAGTCGAGCGGCAACCCGAGGAACCGGGCAATACCGGCGGCGTATGCTACAAGTTGATAATGCTCGAACACCTCAACGAATCGGTGCCCGTACTTGTAGTCGATGACCTTCAACAGTTTGAGGAAGGTTTCGAGGATGTAGCGCCAATAATCGGGCGTACCCCAACACTCGGCGTGTACGTCGGGAATGCTGACGGCTTCCTCGTATCGGCCGCCGGCTTGCGCTTCCTCGGCGTAAATCGCGGCCCCGTCAATCATGTCGTCGTCAATCTCGAAGTCGTAGCCGCCGACTTTTACCTTACGACCGAGCGGCCACGCGTCGCGATGTTCGTGCCCTTGCGCATGCTTCAGTGCTACGGTATGCGCGAGTTGCCCTTCGGCTTGTTCCTCCGTTGGTGGCGTTAGCTCGCCTTTGGCCTCGACTTGTTCTTGTAACTGCAAGCTACCCGGACAAGGAACCGTTAGGTGTAGCTTGCTCGGCATCACTCTCGCATGTGACATGCTCGACCTCATCGTGTTCGTAGAAGAACGCCGGCCGGCGACCGTCATACAACAGCCAACCGACCGGCCCGACGAACAGCACAACGCCCGCGTTGTACCATTCGCCTTTCATCACATCAACCCGAGCGCCGCCGCGTCGATATCCTTCTCGACGCCGGGAATGAGGTGTTCAAACCCCTTCAACGCCATCAACGACGGCGACCCGTGGCTCGTGCAGATTTCCGAGACCTTGGCCGGCGTGATTTTGCCCGCTTTGGTGAGGTCGGTAATCTTGTCGATGAGCTTGCGGTAAGGTGTGAGCGCATCGCTTGCGCCCACGCCCCCAACGGCGGGTGCGGGCGGAACGGGCACAGATGACCCAACGCCGTTTGGTGCAGGCACGCCGGGAGCGGGGGCGACAGGCGGGACCGGGGGCACAGGCACGGAATTTGACCCGGTAGGAGTTGAGGCGAGGGGAAGAGACCCCCGGCGGGCGGCTAATTCAGCCGTGACCGACTGAACGAGCGCGGGGTCAACACCCTTTTTCAACTTCCAAGTGTTGTCTTTCTTCTTGCTCTTGCCTTTCTGGTGTATCCGTTCATCCCACGGCAACCCGGCGGCGTCTACCTCGGCAGACACAACACCCGGCGCACCCGCCGCAGTAGTCACACTCGAAGGGGCCGCGCTCGCGCCCGCAGTATTCACACTCGGGGGCGGCGGGGGTACGTTTCCCGTGTTGGTGCCCTCGTCGTCGCTGTCATCGTCGCCGTTGTCTTCGGTCGAGGGCGGCGGGGGTACTGGCGGCGCGGGCGGGGCCGGGGGCACGTTAGACGCAAGCGCCGACCCCGTGGGCGCGGTCGGGGCACTCGTCGAAGTATTCGCCGCAGCCGAGGCACCGACATTGCTCGCACCCGTAGCCGTTGCCGTTGCCGTTGCCGTTGCAGCCGGAGCAACGGGCGGCGCGGAAGGGGCCGCGCTAGTTCCCGTGGGAACTATCTCGTTTTCGTCGAGGTCGCCGATAGTGTGCAACATCAGGTACGCGGCGGCGCGGATCATACGAAGCCGGCCGGGGTCTTTCGTAGTCGCGTCGTCGTGGTCGAAGTCTATATGAACGTGCATTGTGCGAACTCCGTCGTTTGCGTTGTGCTTGACAAGGGCGGCCAGTTTGCACAAAACTGACCGAACCGTCAACTAAGGGGTCAACGCACCATGGCAACCGAGAAGTACCGCTATTTCAATTTCGCCGACGGAACCCTCACCCTCATCGACACTATGAACGAGATTATCGAGTCGTACGTCGGCAAGGGGTTCATGCTCACCATTCGACAGCTTTATTACCAATTGGTCGCACGCGACATAATCGAGAACTCGCAAAAGAGCTACAAACGCGTAACCAGCATTGCGAACGACGCGCGCCTCGCCGGCCTCATGGATTGGGATGCCATCGAAGATAGAACGCGCGACTTCGTACGCCGTACTCGTTGGAAGAACGGGCAACAGATTCTCGAAGCCGCCGCAAGCTCGTTTCACGTTGATATGTGGCAACACCAACCGCGCCGGGTGTTTGTCATCATCGAGAAAGAGGCTCTTGTTGGTGTTCTGACGCCCGTGTGTCAGAAGTACGATACGCCCATACTCGCCGCTCGCGGGTATCCTTCCTGTACCGTACTGCGCGACTTCGCCCTCGAAGACATTATGCCGTTCATGGATACGCAAGACGTAACCATACTACACCTCGGCGACCATGACCCGAGCGGCATAGACATGACTCGCGACCTAACCGAGCGTATCCGTTTGTTCTCCCGCGATGAGGGGCACACGGTCGAGTTAGTACGTCTTGCGCTCACCATGGAACAGATACAAGAGCGTAGCCCGCCGCCTAACCCGGCCAAGACGACCGACTCTCGCTTTCAGCAGTACATGGAACAGTTCGGCAACGAGTCGTGGGAACTCGACGCGCTTCCGCCCGAGTACCTTGTGAACCTCGTCGAAACTGAAATTCTCGAACGTGTAGAAGAGGCGCAATGGCAAGCTGACCAACGCCGCGTAGCCGACGTACAAAAGCGTATCCGCAAGGCCGCCGAGTCGTTCGCGTAATGCTTCGTGACTTCCAACAAGAGGTAGAGAACGGAATCTTTACCTCTTGGAACGAGCCAAACGTTTTCAATGTAATGTCGGTCATGCCCACGGGGGCGGGTAAAACCGTTCTCATGGGCGACATTATAGGTAAGATGAGCCGGCCGACGTGTGCCATTGCGCACCGTCAAGAGCTTGTTTCTCAGGTATCGCTAGCGCTCAACCGTGAAGGCATCCATCACGGCATCATTGCGCCGAAGACAACTCAACAACAGATTATCAGGTTACACCATGAAACTCATGGTTACAGCCGTTATAGCTATCGTTCTGACGTGCGTGTTGCCGGTGTTGATTCCCTCCGTGATGCTGATACTAAAGACCGCTGGTTTGCTTCGGTTGGCCTTACAGTAATCGACGAGGGGCACCATGTACTTACAGCCAACAAATGGGGTAAGGCGTTTACTCTCTTTCCTAACTCGCGTGGTCTGTTTCTTACTGCTCATGCCTATAGGGCTGACGGCTGCGGCCTTGGTCGTCATGCTAGCGGCCTCGTTGATAGGCTTGTGCTTGGCCCTACTTGTCGCGAGCTTATTACTCGCGGCTTTCTAACTGACTACGACATCTATTGCCCCGAGTCTGACATTGACTTTTCAGAAGTCGAGATTAGCCCGACTACGGGCGACCTCGTGTTACCGCAGCTTCGGGCCGCAACTCACAAGTCGAAACAACTCGTCGGCGACGTAGTGAAGGAATACTTGCGGCTCGCCCCCGGCAAGTTAGGAGTTACGTTTGCTGTTGATATCGAAGAAGCAAAGAAAATCGCGGCGGCGTTCAACGCCTCGGGAGTGCCCGCAGAAATCATTACGGCAAAGACTCCTATTACAGTGCGAGGCCAATTTATGCGAATGTTCCGTGAGCGGCGCATTCTGCAATTGGTTTCCGTTGACTGTTTGGGAGAAGGTGTTGACGTGCCTGCTATCGAGGTTGTATCGCTGGCGCGTCGAACGGCGTCGTTTCAATTGTACGCACAACAAACGGGCCGAGCGCTTCGAGTGTTGGTTAGCGATGACGAGGCGCGCGTATGGGGAAATTACTCGGATTGGGAACGCCTCGCGCGTATTGCAGCCTCGTCAAAGCCGCGAGCGATTATCATAGACCACGTTGGCAACACGGTTTACTTTGCTCAGTATCACGGCCGCTTGTGTTCGCGGCAGTCGTACACACTCGACGACCGCGAGTCAAAGACACGCCCACGTAATGGCCCCGATTCGCTTCGCCCTTGCTCGCAAGGCTTCCGGCCGCCCGATACAACAATCATAAAAGGGTGTTTGAAACCCTATGAGAAGTTTTACACGTCGTGCCCTTACTGCGGCGTCGTGCCCTACGTTGCCGGCCGTGCGCAGCCTGAGCAAGTTGACGGCGATATCGTCTTACTCGACCCTGCCGTTCTTGTAGCCTTGCAGAACGAAATTGCGAAGATTGACGGGCCGCCGCCCCCGGTATACGACGGCGCGGTCGGGGGCGCGATAGTCAAGAACCATTACAACCGCCAGCGACACCAAGCGAGCTTGCGGCATGTTATGGCGCTATGGGGCGGTTGGCGTATTCACCTCGGCGAAGACTTGCGCCAAGCGCAGAAACGGTTTTATCTTACCTACGGGGTTGACGTTGTAACGGCGTGTACCCTCGGCGTGGGCGAGGCTGACGGGCTCGCGGCACGGATACAGAAAGACCTAACAGATAACGGCGTAGTCGAGGCAATGGCCGCATGAGCACGAAAGCGCAACAAGTTCTCAACCCGCATAGCGATTGGAACCAAGCGGGCAACGATGAGCCGGTGTTCGTACTGCGGGCTCGTAACTGGAAAGCTGCGCTCGTGTTGGTTGCCATTACCAAGACCGAAGGGCATACGACTGACGAGCTTTTGAAAGCCGCTCTTGCTATGCGAGAGTGGAGTCGGGATAACGAGATACCATTTTAGGAAGTCAACATGCTGAAACGCGATGAGTTAGCCAACCCTGAAAGCTGCATCAACAAAGCCGCCGACGACGAGCCCGTGTTCGTACTACGCGCTAACGACGAGAACGCACCCGCTATCGTTACGGAATGGTGTCGCGAGTACATCGTAAGCAAGGGCGGTTGGTCGAAGTTGACCGAAGAACAGCGCAAGAAGTACAACGAGGCTATGCACCTCGCAAGCGACATGCGTATTTGGAAGATGCACCAACACAAACGGCGGGCCGGGGTATGACCCTCATCGAATGGGCGCTCAAATGGAAGATTCCGCCCGGCGCTCTAAAGGAACTTGCGCATACGTGTATGTACTTTGGGGCTGAGGAAAACACAAAGCCCGAGGCCACCGTACAACGCGAAGTTAGATTGGAAGCCGCACGACTCGACAAGCTGTTGTTCCGAAACAATCGCGGCGCGGGCAAGATGGAATCGGGAAACTTCGTACGCTACGGGCTCGCCAACGACTCAAAGAAGCTCGGCGACGCGGTGAAGTCTGCCGACCTTATCGGAATCGAGCGCGTTGTCATCACGCCCGAGATGGTCGGGCATTTCATCGGGCGGTTTTTGTCGGTCGAGGTCAAGGCCGAAAACTGGCGCTATACAGGCACACCCGAGGAAGTCGCGCAAGTCTCATGGGCAACGACCATTAACCATTACGGCGGCCGGGCGATCATAACCAATCGCGTCGGTACGCTTTGACACTCGCGTCAGTCCGCAGTAAGGTGAACGACCTATGATTCTAAAAGACACGATTCTAAAAGAAGCCGTTCGAGTCGTACGGCAACGGGGGCTCGCGGGTCTAACGCGTCGTCTTGTCGCGAACGGTGCCGGGTGTGCCGTGGGAACCGTGAACTATCATTTCGAGAGCATGGCCGACTTGTGTGCCGAGGTCATTGCGCACGCCGTCGCCGCCGAAGACATTCAACTATTGGCTCGCAACATTGGAGACCCGAAGGTAACGGCGAAGCTTTCGCCAGAATTGAAAGCTCGCGTTGCAAAGTATATCGCCGGCCGATAAGCAAAAAGGGGCCGACCGAGCCGCACAGCAAACGGTCGGCCTAACAGTTCGCACTGACGCGATGAAGAATACGACATTACTCGATGCGCTTGCAAACCGGCGCATGTTCATCCTATATCGCGTTGAGCCGCGCGAAGATGGAAAGACCGACAAACTACCCTCACACCCGCTTACGGGAGCCGGGCCGCCCGACGAACCGCGCAAGACTTCGATAAACGGCCAAGACCCCGCCAATTGGATGCTCCCCCACGAGGCGTTGCAATGGGCGTACCAATGGAACCTAGCGAAGCCGGTCGGCGTTCTGAGTTTCGGCGTCGGCATCGTTATCCATGAGGGTTGCGGAATCTTCGCCCTCGACTTCGACTACTGCCGCGAAGCCTCGGGCGGTTGGATGCCGCACGTAATCAACTTCGAGGGCCGCTTTCGCGGGGCGTACGCCGAGACCTCGTTGTCGGGTCGAGGTCGGCACGTCTTCGGGAGCTACGCCGGCCCCGCGCCCGCGCACGGGGTCAAGAACAAGACCTATCGAATGGAAGCGTACACCAAGGCGCGATTTATAGCCTTGACCGGCGAAGACGTGGCCGGGTCCGTTTTAACAGAATGCACGAAGCCGCTCGCCGCCTTCCTCGCCGAGTTCTTTCCCGAGAACCCCGAGCCCGAGCACGGGGTCGAGTGGACAACAGCCCCTGTAGCCTCTTGGCGCGGCCCTACAGACGACGCGCAACTAATCGCCCGCGCTATCCGGTCGCATAGCCTCGGGGCTGTCTTTGGCGGTAAGGCTTCGTTTGGCGACCTATGGCGAGCCGACGCCGAAATACTCGCGAAGGTTTTCCCGTCTCAGAACTCACATAGCTCTTGGGACGGATCAGCCGCCGACCAAGCGCTAGCGAATCATCTTGCATTCTGGACCGGCAACGACTGCGAACGTATGTTGCGGCTAATGTGGCAATCGGGGCTCGTGCGGGACAAATGGCACCGCGCCGACTACCTACCGCGTACGATTCTCGGTGCGACGGGCACACAACGCGAATGGTACGTCGAAAAAGAACAACCCGTGCCGAGCCCGCCGCCGGTCGAGGCCGCCGTACCCGCCCCGCCTGGAGTTCCGCCCCCGCCCACGGTGCCGAACCCGCCGCCCGGTACGGTTGCAATCGAGATGGCAGTACCCGCGCCGCCGGCCTCGGCTGAAAAGCCACTCAAGCCCGGCGAGCTTCCCCCCGTGGGCGAGTATTGTAGTATTCACATGATGCGGCAGATTTTCGACGGCTACTGTTACGTGCAAGACATACACGCGATACAGTTACCCGACGGCTCGACGACAACTAAGGAACGCTTCGACTCAACATTCGGCGGCCCGCTTTACGCGATGACTGCCGACGGTCAGAAACAACCAAGAGCGCATGGGATGCTTACACGCTTTCAGAAATCTATCGTTTCCCGCGTGTTGAAACGCAATACTTCAAACCGGGCGAGGCAACCGGAACAATTCGTGTACGCGAGGGGCGCAGGGAAATCAACTCTTACCGCGTTGCTGACGTGCGCCGAGTCAAAGGCGACCCGAGCCCGTTCCTTGACCTCGTAAACCGTATGCTCCCGCAAGGTCAAGATGCGCACATTCTGTTGTGCTACTTGGCCGCATGCTGTCAAAACCTCGGCAAAAAATTCTCTTGGGCACCGTTCATACAAGGCACCAAGGGTAACGGCAAGACAACCATTGGGCAGGTACTAGAGTATTGCATGTCGCTTCGCTATACGCATTGGGCGAAGTCGGATCAGATAGGCGAGAAGTTCAACTCGTTCCTCGTCGAGAAGTTACTCGTTATTGTCGATGAGATGTACAGCGACGACACCCGCGAGTTGCAAGAAGCGTTGAAGCTCTTGGTTACGGCAAAGCGTATGGAAATACGCGCGATGCAAACCGACAAGGTTATGAAAGAAGTGTGTTTCAACATGCTTCTATTCTCGAACCATCAAAACGGCGTACGAATCGACATTGACGAACGCCGTTACGCGCCGCTGTTCTGCGCGCAACAGTCCAAAGCTGACAAGCTTCGCGACGGTCTAACGAAACCGTACTTCATTGCGTTGCATCGTTGGTTAGACGCCGACGGCTACGCCATAGTGTACGACTACCTCATGAGCTTCGAGATTACCGACGAGTTCAACCCGGCGACCTCATGCATTGAGGCACCCGTCACGACCTCGACCGAGCACGCCGCGACCGCGAGCCTTGGCGGCGTCGAACAAGAACTCGTCGAGGCCGTGAAGCAAGAACACGACGGGTTCCGCAACGGTTGGATATCGTCACAGGCTGTTGACTTTCTGCTAGCTCGGTGCGGCAAAGACAAGGCGATTCCGAGGAACGCACGCAAGAACCTTGTTATGTCGCTCGGGTACATCCCGCACCCGAGTCTCGGCCCCGAGGGCATGCTCGGCGTACCTATGCCCGACGGCGCACGGCCTCGGCTGTACGTCTTGAAGGGGCACCCGTGGGCGGTTGACTACCTTACCCCCGATCAGGTCAAGGCGGGCTTTATGGACGCACAGAAGAGGGCATGACCCCCGATACTTACGAGAAGACGGCAAACGCCGGGCTCAATCTGTTGTTGAAGCCTGAAGATGCCCGGCGGCTACGCGCCAAGGCATGGCGTCACATACACCGAATCAACCCGGCCAAGGCTCGGGAGTTATGGCGAAAGGTGAAGGAACGAGAGCCGTTAGAGGTTCGGCCTTGACCGGCCGTTATATGTTGAATTCGCCCATTTCCCCATAGCTCGCGCGGCACGGTCGAGGGGGTCAACACATCGCGCGAGCTACGGGGCGGGACACGTCAGCCGGGCGGTAGCTTGTTGAAGCCTGAAAACCGCCCGACGTAAACCATAAAGGAACCGTACAACAAACCGGCGACGACGATTACGCCGACGATGAGAAGAACTTTCACCAAGAACCCTCGACTCTGTGACAGCGAGCACAGTATCGGCGGAACTGACCGGGGCGTCAAGAGGGTCGCCGGCTTGACGGCGCAACATCCATCCCGGCGGCAAACAGTAGTCGCGGCGCTCCCGTTCGGAAATAGCGATTTTCTCGTGAGGGCCGAAAAACGCCTTTATGAGCGGGTCGTTCTCGGCCTCAATAGCCGCGCGTCGGTGCCCGTCGAGGCGTCGTTCGATGAATTCGTGTTGCGTTTCCATGTGTCGCACTGTACCGACTACAACGGGGCTCATCCGTGAACCCCGTCGCAGATTCGTCAGCCAACGGGATGCCGCCAAAGCCAAGCTATCCCGGCTTGCAAACAGTCCATTTCCATTTGCGTTGCGTCAATCACGGCTGCGGCGTATCGCGAGTCGAGATGACGGTGCCGTTCTAACTCACCTTCCATCGCGAGAAGTCTAAACCGCGCCGCGCGCAGTAAACAGCTACGCCACTCAACGTGCAATTTGTCATCGTCAGCCGCCAATGTAAACAACGGCGGCTTTGGTGGCGTGGCCGGCGGCGGAGGAGGAACGCCGCCCCCTTCGTTTCCGTTGTTGCTGTTCATGACAGCGCGCCCCTATTCAACAACGGGGTTCCCACGCGGGTGCGGGCCGGGCCGGTATCGCGGGGCCGCGCGCCCGCTACAACCGTCGTTGCGCCGGGCTCGGGTTGCTCGCCGCCGTTGAGCGAGTCGAGAACCTTTTGCAACTCGTCCATGATGCCCTCGATTTCGCGGGCGGCCTCGTCGGGGTTGTCCCGTGCTCGGCGGGTAACGGCCCGTAGCAATGCCCCCGAGGCGCGCTGTATTTGCCGCGCGACCTTATCCTCGGGTTCCGGGGGTGCGACAGCGGCTCGCAAGCCGGCCTTGGTCACGGTCTCGGCGTCAAGGGTGCGAAGGTCGCCGCCGCCCTTTACGAACGCCGTAAGCGTGGACATTGCCGAGCGGGCAAACGCCGAGCGGCTGTTGCGTTCGAGGCTGCGGCGTCGCTGTTCCTTCGAGTCGATATCGGCCTCGATGGCAATGTCGGGAGTCGTGACCCCGCGCAGTACGGCGGCGTAGAACCGCTCGTGTGTCTCGACCAACACGGCGAGTTGAGCTTCGGCGTTGACCCGTGCCGCCGCCCGACCCCGTGGGCGACCGAGCTTGGCTTGTGTACCGACGAGCAACACCCGCAAGTACGTTCCGTCGGCTTGAGCAACGACGACGTTGGACGTGTAACGTTCGGCGGCGAGGGTTTCGACCTCGTGCTCGTTGTGTACGACGTAGTGAGCTTTGACGAGCTTGGCAACAATTCCGTTCATGTCTGCATACCTCTATGTTGGGTTGTAAAAACTGACGCTTTGGTCAGTCGCCCTTGAGAGGATGCAACACCCGTGCCAACCCTGAAACCCGCTACAACCGCTATTAACTTCCGGTCAAGACCGTGCCTAAGCTGAAAAACTGACCGAAGCGTCAGTTACGTATTACAATACGTAGTGTTACCTACAACGCTAGCTCTAACTGGTCAGGGTTCCAGTAACCCGACTTCGAGGCGTTCTGACGCCATGTAATGACGCGAAGGTTCCAAGGCACGGTTAGACCGCACACGTATGGATGATTGATTGGAACAATATGGTCAACGACGTGTTGTACGCCGGTCTCGGCCGTGAGGCGCTTGGCTTCGGCGTGTATGGGG